GTCATAGTGCTCCTGCAAAATCTTTCAGCTCTACCCCCCGGTCATTTCAGCCTGTTGCTTGGATGCCGTGGATCGGACGGCCAGCCGTCGAGCCCTATATCAGTCGTAAATCCTTTTATTTCCAATTGTTTCTTTGTTTTGTTGTGATGGTGTGCACATAGGCTTTGCAATGCACCATGATAGAACTCATCCGCATTGCCTTTATGTGGTTTGATATGGTCGGCCACCGTTGCCGGTGTGACCCAACCTTGATCTGCACACATCACGCACAATGGATGGTCGCGCAATTGCTTGCGCGAACGTTGACGCCATTCTTTGGTGGCATAGAGGCGATGATGGATCATCCTGTTCGGGGGCAATAGCTGCCGCACTGGCTGACCGATCGGCCAACCACAAGTTCTATGGTGTGCTGTGATGCTATACACCTGACTTTGCGTCCAAGCAATCTAAGTAGGAATTCGACACGTTCACCACGGGTGCGGATTACTTCACCTGTTTGGTCAACCGATGGACCGACTTTCATTCGGACTTTGTCGCCGCGTTTCAACCGTAGAATCTCGGAAATATATAACTTTCCTTGCTTTTCTCGTTCTTGGATATGTTCGACTTCACCGTCCGGCATGGCCGACGGTCGGCCATCCTCGTTGAATGACAACAAACGATAGACGCCACGCGTGTTGTTGATAACTCGCCATGTTGCAGGGACTAATTCGAAATGGACCAACACATAACCGGGAAAAAAGCTTTCTGATTCGCGGACAATGCGACCGTTGCGAAACCGTTCAATGGTCATGCGCGGATAATAGATTTCGAAGTTTTGCCGGCGCAAATTGTCGGCTGCGATAACGTCTTGTCCGGCTTTGGTTTTTGCCGCGTACCAACGTTTATCGATCATGGAAAATGCATTACAGGATTCGCGTCGGTTTGTCATCTATCCGAACGAATCGACCAGTGACGCCAGTGGATTAGGTTTCGATCCGGACCTATCAATCAACTGGCAGTGTTCCACCAAAAACAACGCAGAAACCATTGAGGCTCTAACGAAACTATTTGCGAAAATATACGCAAAATCCGTTGACCGCCTAAGCCGATTTGTTAGGATTATCAGTAGGTTGATGGAGGACATGGATACGAAACACCGAAACCACCGATAGGTGATCCGCCTAGGGGCGCAACGGGTAGAGCCCGGACGGTCATGCGACCAACGCAAAAATGCATCGCATTGCCAAAGGTAACGGCCCTCGATTTGGAATAATGGAACGCAAATCGCGCCTAGTTCGCTTCGTCGAACGCCAACGGACCGAACGTAAGACGTTCCACCAGATCATCGAAACGAAAACTAAAATTCATTTTTTATAAACAGCCGGATCGTAAATGGTCCGGCATTTGGTTTTTTGATGGAGAGAACAAATGCCAACCGAAGGAAATATTTTCTACTACGGCGAACCTGAACTGAATGTGCATGTCGTCCGGATCGATAACCGGTCGTTCAAAGTGATTGCATCGTCACGCGACGAAGCAATCAAAATCGCACAACAAGCAAACCTGAATTGATGGAGAGAAACATGTTGCAATTTCAAGTCGGCAAGACCTACGCGACCCGTTCGATCTGCGATTACGATTGCATCTTTTCTTTCGTAATCCTTGGTCGGACGGCCAAAACCGTGACGGTCAACGTTCACGGCAAAACAGTCCGTCGTGGCCTGTCCGTTTACGAAAATACCGAACAGTTCAAACCGTTCGGCAATTATTCAATGTGCGCGATTGTCGGTGCAGACGATCTCGCTTCCTAAATTATTGCCCGGTGGAGGCCGGGCGTTTGGCAATTTGCCCTGCGGTGGACCCGCAGATCGATGGAGAGCGAAATGTTAAAAGGACTATCATTGCAAGACCTCGCCGCGAAGATCGAAGGCAATCGCAATCTGAAGCGCGATTTTGTCGCCGATACTTCCACCGTCACCATGCAAATCCAGACCGACAAAGTTCCGGTTTTGGAATTGCCCGGTCATGGTGAATTTCCTTTGCTGCCGTTGGCGCACGATCAGATCGGAACGAAAACCGGCATTCCGGCCAAATACTATGACCGCATGCTGAATGACGATCCTGATCTGCTCGCAATCAATGTCAATGCTTGGTTCCGGAAAACTCCAGAAAAGCGGATGATCCGGACATTAGGCGGTGACGCGCGCGCGTTCCTGTCAAACCGTTACCAGCGGATTGAATACGAACAAATCGCGGAAGCGGCGTTGCCGGTGTTGGCTGATCTGCCGGGTGTGCAAATCCCGTCCTGTGAAGTCACAGATCGACGGCTGTACATCCATTTCGTCGTTCCGACAATTCAAGGCGAAGTGAAAGTTGGTGATGTCGTCCAAGCTGGCGGCATTATTAGCGATAGCGAAGTCGGCCTCGGCAGCGTGCGCGTCGATGGCTTGGCATGGCGGTTGATATGCCTCAACGGCATGAAAACCGCAGACACATTCCGCCGCAATCACGTTGGCCGTCAGGCTAATGAAGGCGAAATGGAATGGGCCGAAGATACGCAGGTGGCCGACGACAAAGCGATTCTGCTCAAGGTTCGTGACATGGTTCGCGCCGTCGTTGATGAAACCCGGTTCCGCCAACATGTGCGGAAATTGCAGGGTTTGACGGAAGGAAAGATCAGCGGCGATCCGGCCAAGGCCATCGAAATCTTGGCGCAAAAAGTCGGTGCCACCGAAATTGAACAAGGCGGAATTCTCCGTTCCTTGATCGAAGGTGGTGATCTGAGCCGTTGGGGCGTGTTGAATGCCGTCACGGCCCAAGCCCACACTGCAAAGTCATATGATCGAGCGGTGGAATTAGAAGCCATCGGCGGATCGCTTGTTGATCTGCCGACCACGGAATGGAAGCGCATTCTCGAAGCTGCATAAATCTAAAATTGATTGCACCGGGCATTCGCGCCCGGTGCATTTGGCAATTTTGCCGTGATGGAGAGAAACAATGCAGAACATTATACACACCATGCTGATTTATATCGGCATTGTCGCGCTTGGATTGAGTATCGGATTTGTTGCTCTGATCATATCGATGGGCATCGCTGATGCCCATCCGCAACATACCTGCCACCAGCACACCACTGTAACGCATTGCAGGTGACGCCATGCGCTATCATTTCGATCTGATTTGTCCGCGTTGCGGAAAACAATCCGAAACGGACGGCACGAAAAAGGTGCCGCCGCCAATCGTAAACTGCGGCGACTGCCTAATGGATGATGTGCAAATCATCGAGATGAAAGTCGTTCGTTGCACGATTGTCGATGGAGAATGAAATGCAAGTTTACACAAACTATCCGATCCGCGAATGCGTCGATACGGTCGCGCCGCTCATCGAAAAAGGCGGTGTCACTGTATTTCAGAAATGGTCCTGCGCTAGCTGTATGAGCAGGCAAACAATGAGCGTTCCGAATAAATTCTTCACGTTCGGAACGTGCGAAGAATGCGGACATGTCACCGACATCACCCGCGAAGGCTGCAATTATTTGCTGATCGCATCGACAAATTAAAGCTACCGAATGCGACAGTCTCAATGCAGCCGCGACGGCAACGGGCAAGCAAAAGCAACAAGGCAGAATTCCGGATCGCATTCGGTGCGGGACATCCCGGTGAAATTCTGCAAGCCGTCATTGCCGCGCGCAAATGCGCGGCGTTTGGTTATTGCAACCCTGCGGCAGACCCGCAGATTCGATGGAGAGCATTATGAATGAAAAATTGGAAATCCCCACTTTCCTTAAGCGTGAGGAAACTGCGGAACAGGCCGAAAAGCGTCGTGCCAAACATAAAAAGCCCGACATGGCAAAGGGCCTGAAAGTCATCGAACCATATGCGCCGCCACCTGATGCGGTGCGTAAGGCAATCGCGAAGGATTTGGCAACCGACGATCATCCGCCGCAAAAAACAATGCTGCAAGCCGTTATGGCTGGCGAAATGTCAACCGGCGACGCGTTGACCAAAATCAGCGGCTTCAAGAAACCGGCCAAGAAAACCGAACGCAAGTTGCCGTCCGTTGTCGCCAAAGCTGTGGCCGAACGCGACAAATTGAACGCCAAAAAGACGACGGCAAAAGTGAAACCGGTTGCGGTCAAATCGACCAAAACCAAGCCGGAGAAAGATCAAACCGGCAAATATGATTGGACCAAGGCAGAGCAAATTGCCAAATCCGGCAAATTGCCTCCGTTGCCGCCGTTCAATTCATACAAGCCGCACATCCAGAAGTTCTATGATCTAGCCAAGAAAAAGGATGTGAAGGGCATCACGGAATATTCCAAGGAACACAAAAACGAAAAGGGCGCGCGTGCCAACATGTTCCGCTTCCGTGATTTGCTTCTGGTCGCGTTGCGTCGTGCCTAGTCGTTTCGATGATCAGCAACAACCCCGCCCGGATTTTCCGGGCGGGTTTTTTCTTTTATGCGCGCTTCATTCTTTTGCAACCATTGCAGGGTTTTCAAAACTGCTTGCATCCGGCCCATGTAATAGTCGGCTTCGCTTTGTTTCATTTTCGCATTGGCGACCCAATTCGGATAAACCTTGCCGCGCATCGCAATCTCGCGTTCGATTTCGGCGATTTGCGCCACGATGGAAAATTCAGGCATGTTTTAATTTCCTATGTAGTCCAGTGTATGGACTTGATTTTGCTTTGACCAGTCGCATACCGAAATCGTCGACACCGGCTGGCTGTTCGATATCATCCCGCAGAATCAACTTGTTGTTTTTGAATGGTCGATAGTCGATATGATGGTGCCAGCGTTTGAATTTCCACGTCAACCGAGCCACGTCCGGATGCATGGAGACGATCATGCGCGATTTGGCCAATGTGCCGTCGATATAAATCGAATCGGTATTGCCTCCCGGCATCGTCAGCGTCGTCATTTTGCGCTGTAGAAATGCTTTGAACATCACCGTGCACCAGCCCGCTTTCAGAACACGCAGCGACAAATCCGTGTCCTCGTTGAACCGTCCGCGCCAACGGAATCCGGTATCATTACGCACCAGCAAGCATGAATAAATCCGCGTGTTGAGTGTGAATGGTTCGTGCTCGACTTTACGCGCCGTCGCCTGCCAAACATAATCCGGACCAACGAGAGCAATATTCTTGTAGCGCTCGGCAAATGATTCCATGGCGCGGAACATCGAACCGTCAGCCACCGGCACGCGCAAATTACGATTCATGCGAAAGAAACATTCGATATTATCGTCGATCACCCAATGCCACGCGTGACCATTCGCGATGGCATGATCCCAGATGAAATTGCGCGCTGGACCTGAGCCACGGCTTTCATATGGTTTTAGCTTGCAGTATGGATCATAGTCGCGCTGGTATTTTGCATCCAAAACAAGCAAGCGTTTTTTCTCAACCACGGCGGCATAGTCAGCATATTCCTGTTCCTCGACCACGACCGTATATGGCACGCGCAACCGGTCAAAAACTTTCATCGTCAGCCGCGTGTCGTGGCGGCCTTTGGATGGAATATAAATCGGATGTTCCGGATTCATAACGGATAGTCTTGCCAACGCGGCCAAAGTTCGGTGCCGTCACCTTTCAATGCATCGCGCTCGTGGTCGATGAGCCATTTATTAAGCTGCTTGATTTGATGCGGCGTCAGCGCTTCTTCCATTTTTTTCATGCGCCGTTCGGCTTTGGCATGCCATTGATAAGCATCAACATGTGCATTGCGAAAATGCAGCGCGCATTCGATGGCTTCCTCGCGCGTCAATTCATCGGCGAACTTTCCTTTATAAAGAATTTCCTTGTCTGTCATGGACCATACGCCAGCGTCGGCTCACCCTTAAATGTCCAGTCCCAAATAAACCATGCATGATTGAATGACGGCGATCCGGTCGAATGCTCAAACCAGCGGATACGCCGCGTCAGCACTATCTTTTTCATGAAATGCGGATGATCAGCGAACAATTTGCGTCGCGAATTCGCGTGGTCAAAATCCGTCCGCAACAACATGGCGACGAAACCTTTTAGCGCCTTCGTCATCAATAGCGAATGAGTGATAAATTCATCAGCAATCGAATATGGCGGATTGGTCACGATGGCGTCGTGCCAATAACAATCCTTTAAAAAATCATAATTCGGATCGGTATTGCTTTCGATTATGTAACCACAGCGCGCCAATTCGTCGGCTAATTTTCCCGCGCCTAAAGCCGGTTCACAAATCAAACAAGTCTTTTTTCTTGGAATATGCGGAACGAGAACTCGCGTGACCCATTCGGGTGTGGCGTAATCATCTTTCTCGATTCGGAAATAACCCGATTCACGTTGGCTCATTTTTTACGTCCGCATATTCCTTGTCCACATATTTTTCGATTTCGATTTTCGGATACCATATATATTTTTGCTTTTCCGGCAACACGATTCCCAATACTTTTTGGAATTTATTAACCGCTTTTTGATTTTTGAAATGCACAATGACAGACCGAAACGCGGTTTTATCCAACTGGACGAATTCTGGCATACCTTGCCATTCCAAAGTCGGATCGGTCGCGCCTTTCTCACGTTCAAGAAAAAACGAATTCAATTCGCCGTCGTTGAAACCCAATAATTGCAAATCATATTTTTCCCCGAACAATTCTTCGATTTCGTTACGCAGCAAATCATCATCCCACCGCGACAACAGACTGGTCTGGTTATCGGCAATGCGCAACGCTTGTTTATCTTCATCCGACAAGCCTTTGTGCACGACCACCGGAAATGTTTTAAATCCGGCAATAACAGCGGCCAATTTGCGACCGTGACCTTTAAGGATAATACCGTTTTCGTCCGTCACGATGGGCTGATCAACGCCATACCGTTGCATCAATTTAGCCAACAGATCGATTTGGGATTGTGGGTGGGTACGGGGATTTTTCTCGTATGGAATGATTCGATCAAGCGTCCACATTTCAACCGACGACGCGGGCCATTCAGCTAAATCGTCAATGTTAACTTTCGGTCCGTTCACGGATGCGCCTCCGTTCGATTTCCAAACCTTCATGTAACGCGCGTTCGATCATATGTTCTGGACACATCAACTCCACAGCGATTTCGTTTGTGTTTAAACCTTTTTTCCAATATTCCAGAACCGCACTGACAAACAGCATGCGGTTTGTGTCGCGCATTATCATGGCCGGATGATCCCGACGCTGGGAACAGTAAACAGCGTCGGGACCTCCAAAGCGCGCAGGAAGCTGGATGGAGAGTCACAGCGTTCCGCGCGACTGAGCTGTATTTTATTCTGATGGACCAAGATATCCACCTTTCTCAAATGCGCCGACCGGGCGCAACGGCAATTTGTTTCGTTCGCAATGTTCGCGAAATTCTTTATACGTAATCCAATGTGATTTATTTTTTATTCCTACATCTGTTTCATCTTTCATTTGAAATTCAACGCGGTTTTCTCTCTCTATATCTCTACGAATGGCATTTGTTTTTGGCTCAAGCCAAGCTATAATTTTTGCAATTGAAAGAAATTCTGTTTCGGAAGCTAGTCCGTTTAATGGATGTGTGATCTCAACTGCAACAGTTCGTGGATAGGCCATCAATACGGATGCGGCGGTTCCAATGAAAGCGTCGCCGACATTCCGCACAGATGGAAACTGATCGATTAGATCGGCGGCAAATTTAGTCGCTTCAGCCAAGGTCAAATGATCGTTCAACGCGTTTACGATGTTCCAATTCTTCGATTTGTCGAGCGAGTTCGCGCGCGCGATTGCCGGGGGTTTGAGCGTATCCACGTTTTCTCTCCATCGTTGTGGTTCGTGTCGTCCATCGTGTCTCGCGAGCGATTTGTTCGCGCACGCGATTTTTCCAAGTTTTTATCCAGTTAAGTTTGCGGCCTTTTTGTCCCGGTAAAGCAGACCAATAATCAACAAATTCGGGCCACCATTGTTTAATTTGAAGTTCCGTCGCGCCAAGACTATGCGCGCTGAAATGATAATCGTTTGGAATTTCCTGATCGGATTCAAACGGTATCCGTTTGCCTCGATCATCGACACCTTTAGGTGTTGTAGACTCTTTCTTATTGTAGTTGTGTATTGTAGTTGTAGTTGTGTTGGTATAGTGCTCCTTGGTATCGGCGGAATGTTGATTTAATTGAAGATTTTCAATATTTCCAACTGTTTTCCCGTCGATTTCCCGCGCGTTTCCCGTCGATTTCCCGCGCGTTTCCGGACGTTTTCCGGCACGTTTCTCGATTTCCCATCGTTTATCAATACGTTGGCGTTGGACCGTCGAGAAGCTTGCAGCCTCTTCAATTGTCGCATCCACTCGTTTCGCTTTGATAAAGCCGTTCTCAATCCAAATTTTTCCTTTTTGAATCAAACGTTTCTTTATGCTGTTGCGTTGATTGCCGTGGCAACCAAGAATTTGTTTTAACAAATTGTCATCGTCTTTTAAAATACCGTCACGCGAATACAATGCATCGATGATCGAATTATAAGCGCCGCGTTCTTCTAGATTTAGTCCAATCATTCCGGCTAGGGCTGCGTCCGGATCGCGGCGATAAAATTTCATGATATAGCTGCCCTCCAGTGAGCAGGAGAAAGTGGCGGGTGCCCGAACTGGACCGGGCAGCATGGGCGCGACCCATGTCACCCGCCGAAACACCAATCAAATATGATTCGTTGTCAGCCGTCGATAGGAAGATGTTCGGATGTGTATAATGCATGCGACCGTCGCGCATACCGCATTATTGCTTTTATAATTTACTGTGAGTTTGTAAGGCGTTGCGGCAAAAAAATATAAGCAAAATGTTTGCGGGCGCCATCCATATTGACTGATGACGCCCGCAAGTCCATTATCGCAACTGTGTACATCGCAATAATGGGAGCTAAAGATGTCTATTGATACTCCAATCCAACCCGAAAATCCAGCCAATCCGCTCGACATCAAGCGCCAAACGATTGTCTCGCTGGCCCAGGGAGCCACCGAAGTCCAACTCGACCGTATGTATATCAGTTACAGCAACAGCAGCGTCGAAGAGAAACCCAAAAAAGCCAGAGGCGCAGCGAAAGCCAACCCGCATAGCGAATATGCTCACGTAAAGAGACTTCTCGAAACAGCAATGCCGCCGAAAGGAATTTCGGAAGACGTCGTCGCCGAAACACTTAGAAATGAAGGCGTCGTCAAAGCTAATTTTGATGGCAAAGCGGCGCGCGCTGTGATGAACCGATCACTAACCGCTTTTCTTCGATTGGCAAACGGCCACTGGATATTGCGCAAAAATCAGAACATGTAACTTCCCTAACGGGAAGTGGTGGAGCAGCAAGCACGACTTGCCGCCCGAAGCCGGAACGTAAATGTTCCGGCTTTTTATTTTAATGCACTTCGATTGGTTCTGGTAGTTTAATGCTAATGCCGCAATGCGCGTTCATGTCATCGTCCGCCACATCATTTAAAATACTAGCCATGATGTTTTCCGGCATGTCATGATGCAGGTCCGCAATTTCCACCAGCCACGCCAGCGTGGTTGGTTTCAATTTAAGTCGGACCGTCGCCCAGAACTCGCTATCGACACACAGCCCCATGGTTTGCCCCTTATGTCAAATGACACAGCGAAAAATTTCGCTAAATAGGAATACCTGATTCGCTGTTACTGGCGGATTAATTTTTTATGACCATTCACAGCTTTTTTAGAGAACTTTGGCTCGGGCCATTCGGTGTCGTCCGGCCATAACTTCTTGAACTCACTGAGCATTCTGTCGAATTTCTGCAACGTGATCGAGCATCGCCCGCTTTCCCACTCGTCGAAAAAATATTCTTTGCCGTGGAAATAACGCGCGACCGTGGTCAGCGCCAATTGATTCTTTTTAGCGTATTTGGTCGCAACCGATGTGAGGTATTCGCGCAGGTATTTTTCCATTTTGGCCCTTTACCACAATGCGAGTTTTAGAGCAAATCCATGTCAATTAAAGTCAATTGACACGGTGCGCAAATTTTCGCATAACAGGAATCATGAAAACGCTTCTATGGGATTTCAAACCGATCCGACGGCAAGGAATCTATTCCAAGATTTCGCTGGAAAATTATCACAGCAGCAATATTTGTGTCGGCCCGAGCGTGTCGTCCAGCGGGTTGCGTCGGCTGTGTTCGCAGAGTCCGGCGCATTTTTATTCTGAATGGTCGAACAATCCGAACCGAATCGAAATGCCGGACAAGAAACATTTCATTCTTGGCCGCGCATTGCACATGCTGATTTTGGGTGAAGAATTCTTTTCCAAATTATTCTGCGTGCAGCCGACCACATACCCCTCCGAAAAAACCAGAACCATGGAGCCATGGAGCAACCGTTCCAACTACGCCAAGGCGTGGCGCAAAGTAATGGCTGACGACGGCAAGGCCATTTTAACCATGGCCGACGTGGACAATTTGCGCGGCATGGCGACATCGTTGGGAAAACATCCGATCGTAACTGCGGGCGCATTGAACGGGCAAATTGAACGCTCGATTTTCTGGATCGATAAACCGACTGGTTTGTGGCTCAAAGCTAGGCCGGATGCCATACCCGACACCAGCGTGGATTTCGTCGATCTGAAAACAACCACAAGTGTGTTATGGCCCGATTTACAGAAAGCCATCGCTGAAAACGGTTATCATCAACAGGGCGCGCTGATTCGCCGTGCGGCGCGCGATGTTCTGAAAATTCAAAATCCGACGTTCACGTTGGTGTTTGTGGAGAAAACGCCGCCATGGTGCGTTCGCATCGTCACGCTCAAGGATAACGATTTGGATCGCGGTGAACGCCAGAACCGCATGGCGCTGGACACCATTGCACGCTGTATCAAATCGAAACAGTGGCCCGGTCCGGGCGGTGAACAATCCGACGCCGAATATATCGAAATGCCGGAATGGATGCAGAAGCGAATTGATGATCAATTGGAGTACGGACCATGACTATGGAGGCCACCGTTGTTAATTTCCCGACACCGAAGCCGCGCCTCGAATGCAAGCAATGCGGCGCGACCACCGAAGCAAAATGCGATTGCGGCGTGGAATATGTATTAGTCCGCCCGAAAGAAGTCGCAGAGAAAGCCATCATGGAAAATCCAGAACAATCGGATCGCACTATCGCGGAGAAAATAGGTGTCGGCAAAACAACCGTATTACGTGCGAGAAAAACAGGTGGTCCAAATGGACCACCTGCGCGGAAAGGAAAAGACGGCAAAAAATATCCGAGCAAACGACCAGCAAAATTTACTGTACCCGAAGGTTTCAAAACTTTTTCCGAAGCAGTGTTTGCCGCCATCGAAACGGAACGCGCTGGTAAAAGCCGACAAATCATCGCCCGCGAATTAAAAATAGGTTCTACAAGCTATTCGCACGCACGCGACATTGTGTTGCTGTCACGAATTCCGGATTTGTCGGCGCAGGATCATCGCCTCGTCAATCGCGCATTGACCATGCTCGACACTGATTTGCAGGTTATTCACGCGCACGACCTTGTTGCACCGATTGTCCTCAAAGTGTGGGGTTATAACGGCCACCGTTTCAAATCATACAAAGCCCGTTCTGAACATTTTCTGTCCGCCATTTCGCTGGTGCTGGCGACATGCTCGACCGCTTCGGAATTGCCAACTCCGTATTTGACTACGCAGGAAAAACAAGCCGCCATCGATGAGCTCAAAGAAGCAGAGCGGATCATCATAAAATTAAGCACGCGACTCATGAGAGGAGACTAAACTAATGTCCGAAACAATCCGGAAATTCTCGCGGCAAGAACTCAAGATCGAATGGATTCCTGTACGCAATCTCGCCGTAGTGTGGCAGGAAGCACAACGGCCATACAAGGAATGGTGGGCCAAGGAAATCGCCGAAGGTTTCGATCCGGAAAAATTCGATCCGGTCAAAACCATGCTGCCGAACGGCAACGGCATCCATCACATTTGCGAAGGCCAGCACCGTGTCGGTGCAATCCGCATGCTGTGGGGCCATGATGAATTGGTGCCGTGTCTGGTCGCGCAGGAAGCCGATCCGGCACGCGCTGCCGAAATTTTCCTCGATACCAATACCAACCGTGATTTGGTCAACCGCATCCAGAAATTCAAAGTGTCGGTGACGGCCAAACGCAGCGAGGAAGTATCGATTGATCGCATTGTGCGCCACTGCGGCTATCGTGTTGAAGGTTCAAAAACGCAAGACACGATTGCCGCCGTCGATGCGCTCAAATTCGGCTATCGCAAAGGCGCGCGGACATTAGACCGCGCGTTGCGCACGATCCGCGACACATGGGGTGGCGATCCGCAAGCGGTATCGAGCCTGATCATCAAAGGCTACAGCGTGTTGATCTGCGAATTGTCCGAGCAGATCGATTTTAGCCGGTTGCGCGACATCATGTCGAAGAAATACACGCCCGGAAAATTGTTGAACGAAGCCAAGATGGCAAAGGACATGCTGAAAATGAATTCGACCGCAGCGATGCTCATGCTGCTTATGAAAACATATAACAAAGGCTTGCCGGTACCGCGTCAACTTAAGCGCAAAGGAAATCACAGTGGCGATCCGGGCCAAGAATAAATGCGAAGCTAGATTCATCGGTACTGGCAATCACTGGAATGGCCAGTACCGTGGCTGGCAAATCAAATGTTCGCGCTGTTCGACGGCCAGCAAAGTTGTTGCCGCGCATGGTGGCAGTATCGCGCCGCACATGATCATCCGCAAACTGGAGCAAACCGGATGGATCGTCGGCAACAGTCCGGCACAGGACGTGTGCGGCAAATGCCAAAAAGCGGAACGCCACGACCGTGTTGGAAATAAATTGGATGTAGCAAAAACCGCGATGCAGGCGGCGTCGGCACCGATGCTGCAACTCAATGGCCAGCGTTGCCATTTCAGCGAACTTGAAGCGATTTGCAAAACACTGGACGTCGAACAGGCCAGATCATTGATTGCGATTTTGCAACAGCGCATTCCGCATCGAACATATCAGAAACACAAGCCGCCCGAGAAAACGACTGACGAAACTTACGAGCAATGGTTGGCAGAACAGGAGAAATCGAATGTCTGAAACAATTGATGTGGACGCTGCGCCGCGTCCAACAAAAAGAGATTTGGTCGAACGTGGAATTGATGCACTGGATTTGGAAAAAACCGGGAAGATGTTGGTGCACCAACGAACCGGTGACAGCGTTTGGGTGCATATCGAGGATGTTCTCAATATCGGAAAATTAATGGCCGCGTCACAGATCGGCACGCCGAAACATTTGCGCGGTCAAGCCGGGGCTTGCGTCCGCATTGCATTTCAGGCCGCACGATGGGGAATGGACCCGTTCCAATTGGCGGACACGTCATTCATCGTCAACGATTACGTCAGCTACACTTCGCAAACCATTCACGCCATCGTTGAAGCACGCGCACCGCTACAGCATCGTCTCGATTGTTCCTATGGTGGTGATGGTCCGACACGGACTTGCACGGTACGCGGCATGTTCATCAACGGCGACGTGCGCGAATATACTTCGCCGATGGTGAAGGACATCCGCATTAAAAATTCGCCGTTGTGGAAAGACGATACTGATCAGCAATTATTTTACTACGCGTCGCGTTCGTGGGCGCGCAAATGGGTGCCGGATGTTCTGCTAGGATTATATACACGCGAAGAACTGCAAAATAATCCGGCGCTCGGCTATGACGAAACGCCACCCGGATTGCAATCGCGATTGTCCGGATCGGACCGTGCCGACGAAGGCCACCATGACGGTCACGCCCAGCGCGAATTAGACCAGATTGCCGCCATTGGAACGGGTGAATTTGGCCCACCGGACGGTCAGGATACGTCTGATCCGGCCAATGGTACCGATATAGCCACCTCACCGAAAAAACGCACGGGTGGCCGTCCTAGGGCCGAAAGCGGCCGGCAGGACGCGGATACCGTGGCTCCAGAACCAGTGCCGAAAACGCCCAAAGCCTATTACCGCTATGCCAAGAAATGGATCGATGATGCCACCGATGCGGACGCCATCCGCCGCCGTTGGGCGGATGAACGTGGATTGCGCAATGAAGTCGGCATGACGGCGGACGAACGCAAACCACTGGAGGAACTGATCATCGATCGCAAGAAGGAATTAAGCTGATGGGCCGATTGTCCGATCATTATTTGCTGGGCGGCACGGACGATTTATTTAGTCCGCGCCTGCATGAAAAAAAGCGGGCCACTAAAGAAGCCATGGACCTGCTCCATGAGCACAAAGAACAATACATCGCCTTGGCCAGAGATATTGCCGACGAATTAATCGCAAAAAATGGCAGCACCAGTACGCGCGAAGTCTATTCCGTGATGGTGGCGCGTAATGTTGCTCCACCACAGGGCGAAGCAACGCATTGGCTTGGCGCAGTGTTTCGCACCGGTCGCTATCGATGGACCGGACGTTGGGACGAAAGTTATGTTTCGTCGTCCACGCATGCCAGTCGTCCAGTAAAAATTTGGACATTTGTGCCGTGAAATTGCCGCGACCATACATTCCGCTTGAAGTGCGCATGCGGGTCGCATCGAGACAATTCTTGGCCTTTCATCCCGGAGCAATGCAAATCAAGTTTCCACGCGATACCGGAAAGCGCCGACGCCTTCGCATGATATTGGAAGCTTTGTTTGGTGCGGAATATATGCGCGCCGAATTGGATCATGATCCGCCGTTGACGGTGCGCGAAAAGATCGTGCGCAAAGGTGTCATTGTTGGTTATCGCCCGGACGCCAACGACCCCGACTTTTTGATCTATCGCAATGCGGACGAGCATCGGTTGAAAACCAATGTGCGTGGCGACGGTGCGCAATATCCCGATCGCGTACGCATAAAAAAAATCAGGCGCATCGAGCACCCGAAGCCAAAGAAAAAATACAATTGGCCCAAACGAAAGGTGCGCCCATGAGATTAAGCGAAACCCAAATATTGTTTCTCACTGATCATGTCGAGAAAGACACCGTGCGTCCCTACGGGAGCAACAAGAACGAGGATGCAACACGCAATTCGCTCATCGCTTTGAAGCTGATCCGCGAAACGCGAGACGGCACCGTGACCACACCGGCCGGTCGCGAGGCGAAATGTCTTGCCTTGGGCCGTTGGTCCGATGCACTCGATCGCGCAGGCTTCCAATCCGGCCGATATAAATTGGTTTCACGACTGCCGACACCAACCGTGAATTTCTCTGAGCTTCGACCGGAAACAGAAGCCGACCAATGAGACATTTCACCCGCGCCGATGACGAATTGATCCTGGCTCAGGCGCGTGGGGAAATGCCGGTCAATGAACTGAGACAAAAACTGCGCATCGGCACCGTCGCACTGCAGCGACGGGCGAATGAATTACATGTCCGATTATATGTGCCGCGTGGCACACCGAAGCGGGGCCCAAGCGCTCCAGCTGATAATCTCGAGCCAGCCAAGATCGCCGACGACAAATTGCTATCGCGGTTGCAGGAAGAATTTCCTGAGCGGCGTTATGGATACACGGAAGACCAGGAAAAGGAGGAGGCAACATGCGAGCAATCGAGGGGCGACGGGGCGTGAAGCGTAAAAAGGGGACAGACATGCCAAACCCAGACTTTGCCGAGCAGAGTGGTAATGGTCAGCTTAATGAAGCGGCGCCGACTGACGATGTGACCTATAAAGCGGTTGCCGAGTATCTGACCAACTTGATAACCGAAAACAAAACCCTGAAGGAACGACTCCTTGCTACTGAGCGCAACAATGAGCAATTGAACGCACTGTGCAGCGAGCACGAGGCCAAGCTAAAAGCAGTCGCTGAGGCTCTCGGCCGACCGTCGGCGGCACCGCAATGAACAATGATACTGCAGCCTCGGCAGCGACGTTCCTGGTCGCCGGACTTGCTCTGATCCTGATGTTGCTGTGGGTCAGCACCGCTGCGCCGGCGGCCATCTGCCTGTCGAAGAAAGAGGCGCGGCATCTATGGCCACGCCAACACATATACTGGTATTCCCGCAATCACTGCTGGTCGAACCGGCGCGGACCGCCACGCAATTTGCGCATGGATCCGGTGGTGAATTCGCTGGCGAAAGCAAAGGACCCAGAAGATAAATGCTGTTGGCCCATCCTACCGCGCGACAGTGCAGGCGATATTATCGAGCCGCCGCCAACATTCAGCGAGCGTTGGCAGACTATCCTGTCGGTATTCAGAAAATGGTGGCCGCAATGATCGTCGACCACTTTGTCATGTTTATTCTGATCATCGCGACATTCATCGGCGGTTTCATGTTCGGGCTGTCCGAGGGACGCCGTGAGAAACTGACCAGACTGCCTGATGAAGAATGGATCGGCGAGCCGCCACCGCCGCCCAATGTGATCACCTTCATTCGAGGAAGATTCGTCAAATGAAATTCGCGTTGGCAATGACGATTGCCCTAATCATCGCGCTTCTAATTCAAGCCGTGGAAACACACAACAAAATAAAGTCGCTTAATGATCGATTGGAGAATATTGAAAATGCCAACTGATGCCATGAGCCCAGCCGATGCACAGATAGAGGCGGCGTATGAAGCGCCCTCGCGCAAGGTTCAGGCGTTGTGCCATGGGCATGTTAGGCGAGCCATTGCAGCCGGGCGTCTTGTAAGGCCGAATAGCTGTCAGCGTTGCGGCAAGTCACCGCCGCCGAACAAGGCAGGCATCAGCCAGATACACGCCCATCATCACGACCACTCCAAACCGCTTGACGTTGAGTGGCTGTGTGTTGGGTGCCACCGACTAGCCACACCTAAACCGACCAAGCCATCCGGCAAAGTATTTTTTGGCACATCGAACGGGCAGGCAAGGCTAGACGCAGACAAGGTACGTATTATTCGATCTTGGGCCGGGAAAATATCGACAAGGCAAATCGGGGATTTGGTCGGAGTTCACCGAACGACCGTCCAGCGGGTTTTGCGCGGGGAGCATTGGACCCATGTCAGATAAACCTAAAGACCTCACCGCCGCTGCGGAGGCTGGATGGTCTGAGTTTTCACCTGTCCAGCAAGCCTACATCGAGAGAAAGCTGGAGCTAGAACGCGAACGCTGTGCGCAGGCGCTTAAGGAAATGGCCGAACTATCAGCCGGGGAACGGGAGCGGGCCCTGCTTGATGCTATCGCCGCCATCCGCGCATTGAAGGAAGGGCCATGACTCCAAGACAGGAGTTTATTCTTTCTATCGCAGCCGAATCGGATCGTTTGATCATTCAAGATTATGAAGATCAGGATTTCGGCGCGTTGGTGCAGCTTGGATATCTGAAGGCCGATTCAACTACAGTCTGGATCACTGATCTGGGACGACAAAAGTTAAAGCATGAATAGACCGAATTGAGGCGAGCTACCCTTACCAACTAGTATCGTCTCGATGGAAGCCGGAGTTAGCCCAACCCCCGACTCCGGCTTTTTCATTTGCATAAAAAAAATGCGCCCTAGGGCTAGTGCTAGGGCGCAAGGTGCGAATTCGCTGCAACGGGATCGATGCAGCGAACCGGAGGCACAGTGAAAATTATCGTTTCGGTCCCGGCGACCCCGGACCGGGTGCATAGTACCAGCCCTCATCCAGATTGAGGCCCCATCCGCCACTTGCAGGTGCTTGCTTGACGGTGATGGTAATGCCGCCGCCGCCTTCTTGCACCGGCGGAGGTTGCTCGATCGGCGGCAACACAATCGGGTGCTCCGGATGCGCATCGCTCGGACCGCCCGGCATTGGTCCACCACCAACGCCAAGGCCGGTGATCCAGGCATAGCCGACGATCGTTGCCGGATACGGCTTCACTGATTTGTCACGCGGATAAATGGTCACTTGCATTGAAACGGGAACTTGCGCCATTAGGTTTTCTCCTTGGTTAAGATTGCGTTAATTATCTTCGTCTTGCCGGATGCGGAAATGTCACCACAACCTCATCATCAGTTTCTATGCCGAGTGCTTCGATCAGTCCCGGCGATAGATCTGCCGCGCGTCCCGTCTTCTCCTCATGAGGCCCCCAGTCACACGGTTGCGCGAAATATTTCCTGCCAGTCTTCGGCGCATAGACCTCCGCCCGCAATCGCTGGTCTGCCAGCATCGATTTTGGCGTGATGGAATAATCCCATCGACAGGCCACGTATGCCTCTAGCGGATCTAATCGACGGGCGAGACCCGACGTGTTGGGCGGCTGTTCGTAATGAAATATTCCGGTCGCGCCCGCCGCTTCAACCTGCTCCCAAGTTTCCCACCAAGCAAGATTTTCATCCCAAGCCACGCCATCGTCGTCGGGTCCCCCGAAGTGACTGCACGTTCCGGAGAACTCAACTCGATTGCCATGCAGCTGCACGGCGGCGAGCGCTCTTATCATGGCATCAAAGTTTTCCTCGAAGGCCAAAACATCTTCTTTGGCATTGACGAAACAGCATTCAAGCAAAATTGCCGGACGATTCGTGTTGGAAAGGAAATAAAAATTTCCGTATTTTGGTCCCCGGTCGGTAATGCCAAGCGACTCTGCCATCGCCGCGCTGACAAGTCCAGCGAGCTCGCTTTGCGTTTGAAAAAAACACTCGCAGCCACGCATACCGTCAGTTGGCTCGGCGCTGTTTAGATGCACGCTGATATCCAATTCTCTCTCAAATGAATTATGCGTGGCGCAGAGCCACTCCAAATTCTGTTGCTGTTCTGTAGAATGATCATCATGTATTTCCTCAACCTCAAAATTTGGCCGCTTGCGCAATGCTTTTGCAAGTGCCGCTACCACGCGCCGCGCTTCATCGACTTCATCTAAGCCCCATCCATCGGGATCAGTGTAGGAAGCGCCACGAATTTTCAGACCATGGCCGGAACTGAGACAAACTTTCACCGCAACACTCCTTCCGCATCTTGTATCTTCTGTCTTATCATTTCTGACGTTTCTCGCACGCACAAGGCGTTAGAGCCGATCTTGATCGCGGTCACATTCGCCGCAGCGCATTGCGCATGACCTTCCCGGATGATGGTGACCGCTGTCGACTCCACCCACACTGGCTTGCCGTCAAGCAATGTCAGTAGGATGAATGCAGCAAGCGCGTTTCGCATCGCAGGATATTCTGCTCGTCATACGAACACTGGCAGCACGGTGAGAGCCAGCCGTGGAAGTAGAATACGCACCAATAGCAAGATGGCGATTAGCACGACAACAATCCAGATCAATTGTTGAACCTTGGCCGGAACGGACACGCCAGCGATGGCCTCGAGGACCCAAAAAATTAGGTACACTGCGACCGCGAGCAGAACGATATAGATCAGGGAAGTGATAATGGCTTCGATCATGTCAGGATCCTCCATGCCATGTAACAGACTAATGCAAAGATAACCACGATGCAGGCAATCAGAATGCCCATCATGGCAACGGCAAAGTCATCGCCGTCTGGTTCGCGCCGCATGCAACAAACCCCAGGCGAATGTCAGTGGCCACAGCAAAATCAAAAACACCGTGAGAAAATCAACAAAGAAATTCTGCGGATGGTGCTTGCGATAATATCCCATAGCCCAAGTGAAATAGATAATGCCGGCGAGATACACATAAAAAAATTCCGTCACGGCGTCGTCAGGATAACCAGTTGGGCGTCGGTTACCGGCGGATCGTATATTTTTAATGAACGGAGATAAAAGCCATTTGGCACGAGCTCACCGAGAAAGCGATATGCCCCCAGTGTCGCCCTGACATCGGTCACGCCAACGTTAATATTAAACGTCGGCGAATTATCTGTTATAGCCGGGTTTCCATCGACCGACAGGGAACAGAAAGAATCTGTTCGCGTCACGCCGAATATATGAACACCGTCATTGAACGAATGGGTGATGTCCTGAATGAAACGACTCACCGATGTGCCAGTGCCAGGCGGCGTGCCCGGATAATCATTGTTATCATCCTCGAATTCCCAATCGCCGGTTGACCACGCAAACACCTCATTGCTGTAACCAAATGGCGCGGCAGTCTCAGATCCGATATTGAAAATGCGATGTTCGCCTTCGGTAAAAACATTGATATTGAGATCGAGAACGACCGTCCAGCTGAAGGTAAACAATTTGGTCTTGAAGTCGTTGAGGATCTGAATGCCTGCGGCGCCTGTCGTCAGATGCAATCCCAGTCCGGATATTGCTCCGGGAGTGTCGATCACATTGGCAGCGGTCAGCGTGTTGCCGTTATAATTATAAATGCCATTGACAAAGTCAGCGGTGGCAAACGCCGCTATTGGCACAATGGGAGATTGTGGCGCGACCAGTCCTTGTGCCGCCGTCGTGCCGGGGATCATGCGGTCGGCACCACCAAGCGGCCCCAGCCAATCCAGCTGTTGGCCGCAATCTTTTTCAAACTCACCACGGCACCAAGGTTTTCCGTTGCAGGATTGTCATCCCCGACATCCAAAGTAGCCGGTGCAGTCGCGGCAAATGTTAATGCACCGGCCCCGCCTTGGCGAAACGAAATCTCGGTGTCGACGGGTGCCGCATAGGATGAATCCGGTGGGATCGTGATCGCGCATCCGGCAGCATTGGTGCACATCCAGAACGCGCCCAGGTCATTGGCCGAGATCGTATGCGTGGTCGCGACTTCCGTCTTGGTCGTTGACTGCCGCAACACCGAGGCGGCAGAGGTGAAATCCATTGCCAGCCCGTAAAAGTCATTGCCCAGCCCATCGTTGGCGCCCGGATCGAATGCCGTTTCGCTGGTGTGAGCAAACTTGACGTAATAAAATCCCATCGTTGACGTTTCAAAAAACAGATCGTTCACCGCATAACTCGCCGATGGTGTCCATTCGCCACGATCGACCCAATAGGCAACCGGCAGCGTGAATGGCCCCTGCACGGTATCGTCAGACAGTGTGATGATGAACGTGGTCGGCGATGTTTGCGTGATGCTGGCGATCCCGGCCCCGACCTGATCCTGCGCCGTTTGCAAGGCGACAATCGCCGACGCTATTTCAAAATTGTTCTCGTCGCCTTCCGTTGACGTTAAAGGCGAGCCCTTGCCGGTATAGTTTCCGGTGGTGTTACGATAGACCAGGTCATCAATGTCGAGTGGCATTACGGATCCTCCGGATCGTAACAACTCAGATGCGCGGCCAACCATACATTGCCGCCGCCGGGTGTCTGCTTGCTGCAAGGCTCGCAGGGATATTGCCACGCAGTCGTGCTCGGGGTGATAGGCAACTTGCAGACCGAGCACTTGAGCGAGGCGAGCATCAGAACCTTCCTGGCCTCAAGCGGTGATGTCATCCGGCGACACTCCAAAGTCTATTTCATTGTCATGCGAGAAAATGAATTCATCGATTTGCCAAAAATATCTATATTGCCGGATATGCACTTCGCCCAAGATGGCGGTTTGATCGAATTGTGTCCGGCCTATCACACCTTCGACAGTCTCTCCCGGCGGCTCTACCGGCCATGGCAGTTCACGATTGACCGGAACATTGCCGGGAAGGTTGGCCACGCCGGGACCGATGGTCAATTTCTCGAAATTAAACGTCAGCGACACGGTCTGGCTTCCGGTGCTTCCTTCGGAAAAGGTTCCCGGCTCCTCCTCTCCGGTATCGATTTGTGCATCACTCAACGGCTCGTGCAGGATTTCATTCCCGTCAACCCATCCTTGGTTCACGTCTCCGATGCTAATCAGCCGCAACCTGAATTCATCCTTGGTCAATTGCACGGCATTTGGCAGCTCAGGATCGATACCTTTGAGACGCAACGGAAACACAAGATCGGAAGGATACAGATCAACCTGTGATTTTTTGAAGACATAGAGCTGGAAGGAAAGTTGACAAACTGAGTTGCTGTTTTTTTCTGCAAAAGAAAATGGAATAGGCCCCGGTCCACCGGGATAAGTCGGTAACGTCCTCTCCACCCATGTCGCCAATCGCGGCCCCGGCAACCCAAAGATCTCGAACTCCAGTTTAGTCGGAACCGCGTCCGTGGCTTGTGTTGCCGGATTGCTGGCGGAGATATCAAACAAGAACGACCGCGCGAATTGCGTGAAGGGAACCGGATCAGAAGTCACCAGCGGAATCTGTTCGGGTGGAATGGCGCCGCAATAACCAACAAGAGGAAAAAAGCCGTTCGGGTCATTATTCGGATAAATTACAACGGGACTGCCGGCGCCTTCCAAGGTAAAACAATCCGGAAATTTTGGATAGCCTGCAGAAAAATCCCCGGTCTCGACCAATTCGGGTTGTCCGCCAAAAGCAGTGTTCCCATTCAATAGTGAATCTTCTGATGCACCTATGCAAACAATATCAACGGCTGCAGCTGATGTAACGCGCGTGTCAATGCCAGGCGTAAAAGCGTGCGCCTGCGGGAAAAGATTTTGAGTCAATGTATATCTTTCTCCCATCGGCGCGGTCAGAAAGTCGTGCCATGTGAACAGCACGATGACATAAACGCCGCCGGACACGTTGACGATATTTTGGAACGGATCAAGCCGCACAGCGACCGGCTTGCCAGTCTCTTGATTGAATTCAACCGGCAACAGATCCAGCGTCGGATCGCACCAGCCAAGCATCGGTTGATAGGGATCGTTATCCCCAACCGTGATGCCGAAGTCCTCGCCACCTTGCGCGACGTAGTCATCTGCCGTGGGGTGGCGCAGTTTGAAGCCGTACTCTTGCCCGCGCGAATAAAGGAAGCTCATCTCATCAATGAGCTCGACGTCGATCCACGATTGATCAGGATCGTTGTCCTTGTGATAGCGGACGTAATGCACTCGCAGATGGCGCGGATCGTCCAAGCCTTCCTGCGTTTTCGGTGCCGGATCCTGATTCTTTAACTTCTTGTCGGTTCGCCACGCCTGATTGACATCGAGCGAACTGCTGAAAGCCATGGTTTGGATGCGCTCGGCGTTGACATAGGCGCTGTCATCCGTATCCAAGTTTTCCGGATCATCGAAATCGCCGGTAACATTGCCCACTTTCTTGACCCGCACCGTGCGCAGTTGCGTGGTCGAGTCATTATAAAACCGATAGGTAAAAAGCTGACCTAGGCTGCCTGTAATATCGATCTCGAAAATGACCGGAATGTCGACGTAGTTGTCCTCGTCAAACTCATCATCACCCGACAGGATCGGGACGCGCTTGCGCTTGAGAATCCGCCTTGCCATTCATCAATTGCCCGTGCGTTTTTCCTTCATCCATTTTTTCATGTAGTAAGTCACGTCGATGGTCTCGCTGCCGTTGAGCACCTTCACCGCTGGCGATTTGCCGATGACTATCACGACTGGCTGCGCCGGAGTTGCGGCCTGCGCCGTGACCGGATTCATGACGAAACGTGGTGGCGTTGTTTCCCGCGTCTGAAACGGGCGGATGATTTTTTCCAGGCTCATATGTTCGACGGTGCCTCAAAGTCGACAGTCTTGGGCAGACGCAGCGGCGTGACACTGATCGGATAATTGCTTTCAAAGCCGGCCTCGCCGGCAATGGGAACGAGCTGGATGGTCAATTGCGTTTTGACCCCATCAATAACTTCCCTGATGGCAAGGTTGGCCTCCTGCACCGCATCGACGTGCTGGCGGGGAAATTGGCGCTGCGCAATCGGTGCAATGTAGAATCGCGCCATCGTGCTCGCCAGCAAATTGGCCTGATCTGTTGTGCTGCCGGTCACGGTGATGCCGAGCAAGACATCCTCCAGCTTCAGCGGAAATTCGCCGGTCGATGTTTCCGCCACCGGCACGCTGTAGCCGAAATCGGCGATGCTGGCATCCGAAGGCACTACATCTGATGAACTATAAAAATGCCCGCTTTCGATATAGTCCGGCTCGATGTATTCGTTGGCCGAGCCTGTAACGCCTGTCGTCGTACCGCCATGTCCCGGCGTGGCGCCGATGGTAACCGTGCCGCTGCGCTGGCCGGTCTGCACATTATGCGAGATCTGATAGGCGGTGATCTTGCCCTCGATCTGTCCGCCGGGGAAATTCTTCCAGATCATTCGCGCCGACTTGCGACAACTGAGATTGATCGCCCGCTCGAATGGAATGGTCCATGATGCCTGCGCGATCCGTGCGCCCTGCCGCAACTGCGCCCGCGCCCATAGCAGACGATTTTCCAGTGAAAGAATGCCGCGCGGAGTCGGATAATAATTCGCCAGCGTGGTGTCGCCAATCGGCGGCGCGGCTTCGGCAATGGTACCGCCCTCGCCGACAATCGGTGCGCCGACATCGGCACCGGGTGTCTCGATCGGGTTGGCTGGCGCGGTTGGCGCCGGATCAGGCAAGGTCAATATGGCCTGCAGATCGGCAGTCATTGTGAACGTCACGCTTTCCGTTCGCTTGATCACACCGGCCTCGGCGGTGATGGCCAGACGTGGAGCCACGCGCCAGAACACGATATGCATCGACGTGTTGTCGTAGTGATAGGGCACATTAATGTCGGGATCGTCGTTCTCGCCTTCGCCGTCGAATACGGTATGCCAGTTGGTGGTGATGGTGCCGTAGCCGCCGCCCGGCCAGACCAATCCGGCCTGCGAATGCTCGACGATGATCTTGCTGACTCCGATTGGTCCTATTGGATAAGTCAGGCTGTGCGATGACGACATGACATCGCCAAGGCTGTGCTGCTTTTCCTTGTTCTGGAACGTGACATTGATATTGGTCGTGTAGGCCTTGTCAGCTCCGGCAATATCGCTCGCCGAGGTATTGCCTGCCGCCGCCCAGCCACCACCGAGGCTGGCTCCCGGCTTGGGCCAATCGGAGAAGATCGATTCGTTGAAACCGTTCAACTGCGTCGGCACCGGGAGTTGCAAGGCCGGGACATTCTCCAGCCCGGTCTGCGTCCATGTCACCGGCGCCTTGACACTGATCGATGACAATGGCGCGCCGGAAATCGTCAGGCTGACAGTATCCATCGGCACTTCATCTTCGGTGAAGACCTCGACGCCATCCTCACCCTGCAGAATATCGGATATGGATACCACCAGCGGCGCACCATCCTCGCCGCGTGTGCACTGATAACGCACGCTGCGTGTCTCCGCGATTGCGTCTGGATCATCCCATAAACGACTATCGACAAAGACCGGATCGAACCACGGCAATTCCTTGAGGCTTGCGCCGACATCAAAGCGCTGCTGATCGAAGTCGAGTGGCTTTGCCAGAAACACAAGGCTGACCAGTTCACCGAATACATTTTCCGGTATGCCAACCAGTCGACCGAAGAAAACCGGGAACGTGTTGGTGCCATCTGACCACGACAACCAGATCCACAATTTGCGTCCGGCATTAAGCAGGCCGATGCGCGGATTCTTCAGCACAAGCGTCAGGATGGCGACTTCTCCCTCGCGCCCGTCGATCTGGATCGAATACACATCCTCGGCCATGACCTGATGGCTTTGGGTAAAGCTTGTCTCAGTCGGATCGACCCAGGCCAGGAACCATTGCGCAGCCATGCATCAACTCGCTATCGCCGTGATGCGGCCGGAGCCGGTAAAGCGAACCGAGATCGCGTAATTATTATAATCCTTGCTTGGTCGACGCATGAAAGGATCGCTCGGATTGGGGAATGTCGGGAAGCTCATCCGGACTGTACTGGCTGTCGACAACACCATTGCCGGCAAATCAGATCGCGGCACCAATTGTCCAGATCCGACAAAACGTGCCGATGCAGTAAGGCGCGGCGATCGCAAGACCGCGTTAAGATGTCCCGAACCGATTAGCCGTGCCGAAATTGAAAACCTCAGCCGGCTCGAGACGACGACCGCTCCCGATCCGGCAAAATTGGCATGAGCAAATTTATAAAGGAATGCTGATAATGTTGTCGTGCCGGCAAACGTGACCGCCGCAATGCGGTTTGATCGCGGCACTGCCAGCAGCGAGCCACTGCCGGATAGCGTCGCCCGCGCGGTTGCGCCAATCAGACTGGCAAAAACCGAAAGAGATCCCGAGCCGCCTAGACTCGCAAACGCGAATGAAATTGCTAACGTACCAGAGCCGCCAAACGTCGCGCGGGCGGCAATCTTGACTAGACTGGCAGTCGCTAAAAGCGATCCACTGCCGCCGAATGTTGCGCTTGCGCGTCTATAATTTGCAGTCGCGGTGAGATAGGCAAGTCCCGCAAATAATGCTTGCGCCTTTTCCCTTTGCCGGGCGGCAGCGTTGATCGATCCGGTACCGTTGAATCGTGCTGATCCAAACCATTTGGTGGTCATGCATTAAACTTCTTCCAACGAAAGCGTCCAGCTGGTTTCAGCCGCCCATTCCCTGAAGCTGATCTCATAGTCCATAATGCGAAATACGATTTGCGGCCGGTAAAACGTGAAGTCTCCCAAGACATAACTGCTTCCACTCACTACAGGGCGCGATGGCGAGCCGCCGGTCATGTAGCAAAGCTCGGTCACGCAATCGACGGTCACGATCATGCCCGGCCAGAAGCCATCGAAGGCCGGCGAATTGAAATCGGTGCAGGATATTTCCGAACTGAATTTGCGGAACGTTGCCAGGTCGCTCAGATCGGTGAGTGTGCCATTGACGGTGCGTGCGATATCCGCCGAGGCCTGAATCGGCTTCAAGGTCTGGCTGGCATCGCGCGTCGAATAAAGCGGAATGCCGTTTTCGCTGAATACCAGAAATGTCTGGTCATCTGGCGGCAAAGCCATCAGCGTCGCCCGACGAATGACTGCGCGATCCCGGTCGAAGCAATCGAACGCAGCGCCGCCTCGCGCTCAAGCGAGTCGATCACCTTGGCCGAGCCGCTGACCGGGAATGTCTGCCCGCCGAGGATCAAATTCAACGTGCGCGATCCGCCAGATGTAACCGCGCCACCTTCGGCGAAGCGGGGAAATGCCGATCCGCCGAACCTCAAGCCACGGAAGTCTCCCATCAGCGCCCGCACCGCATCGGTCGAGAGCAAACCGCGCCGGATGGCTTCCATGAAGTCCATACCGTATTGGTGCACGCGGAATGCCGGCTGCACGAATTCATCGCGCGACAGACGAGCGAGAATGCTGTCCGACGTCCACGATCCGGGACCACTCACGCGCCCGCCGCCTGCGAATCCACCAGCAAATTCACCACCGAAACCGCCGCCAGAACTGATCTGTTGCAACGCCGTCGCGGCTTGCTGCGCCGCCTGCCCGACCCGCTGCGCCATTTGTTCCGCTTCCTGCGCGATTGCATCGAACACCGCGATAATGCTTTCCTCTGCATCGAGGAATGGGCCGGTCAATTCGTCTGACAATCCTTCAAACAGACCGGAGAAATCGACAGCATCGATTGCATCGCGCAAACTGTTCCAAATCCGTATAATTTCATCCGATGCGGCTTGAAATGCTTGCACAGCAGATTGCGCTTGTGTCTGCGTCTGCTGTTGAATTTGTTCGCCACGCGTTTCAATCAATGCACCGCGCTGATCAAGCGCTACTCGCTGCTCGCCGACCTTGGGCAACAGGTCGAAGCCCGACACACCCGGAGCCGGTGCTTTGAAAAACGTGGCATCAATTCCGGTCTTGGCTTTCACGGCTTCTTGCGTCGTCTTTTGCAGCGCTTGCTGCGCGACCGCTTGACCTGCAGCGATCTCGGTCCCGGACTTCTTACCCGACTCGCCTAGTTTACGCGCCTCTTCTTCAAGCTGCGCCATACTGATTTCAGTCTTGTCGGTTCCTTCCGCCGCCGACTTGCCGAAGTTATCAAAAACCTTCTTACCCAGATCGACCAGATCCGCGCCAAGTTGTTTGACGCCCTCGAATGTAGCCTTATCAACAGCTGCCAAAATGATCAAAAATCCGGCGGCAATTGCCGCCGTCAAAGCCAGCAGAGGCGCAAGCGCAATGCCCGCTGCCGTGGCGAATACGGTAAATCCCGTCGTAATTAATTTTAGTGCTGCACCAAGTATTCTGAATCCACCGAGAATAGTGGTGAGCCATAAAATAAAAATTCCCGATGCAGCATCAAGATTGGTGCCGAAAATGCTGTTGATCTCTTTGGCCACCGCGCCGGCAATGTCGATGATACTTTTGAAAGCGGGGACTACGATATCCCTGATCGTCGTGCCGAATTTTTTAAAGCTTTCGATGATATCTAAAAGCCACTTGTCTTCAGGTTTCGTCTCGCCCGACAAAACACGAATAATACTATCAAGTGTCGGCTTAACCGTATTGATCAGTGTTTCGGCCCAACTCAGAAACAGCAATCGGTTCTGGATCAGTAAATTGCTCAGTGTCTCGAAGAACGGGCCAAACACTGGCGCGAACAAAGATCCGAGTTGGTTCTTGATCGTGGAGAAAGCATTCTGCAACGTGAATAATTGACGGCGGAATTCCTGCAGTCGTTCTATCATCGGACCGGACATCTCCAGCCCGAGTTTTTTGACTTCTTCGATATAAGCTTTTACTGCCTCGCTGCCTTTCGATAGAAACGCAACCTCTTCCGCACCCACCTGACGGCCCAGAGTCTTGGATGCCAGCGCCGATTTCTCCGTTTCGCTGGTCATGTTTTTCAGCGCGTCGGATAGTTTCAGCAACACGGCAAAAACATCTGGCGACACAACTTTGCTTATATCGATCTCGCCGATTGATTTTCCCGCCAACCCGACTGAGGCAACGATGCCCTTGAAAATATTGTCAACGGTCGCGTTGACCTGTCGTCCGGTGTTGGTCAGTCCTGCGCTAAGTTCGTTGACAAATCCAACCAGATTCTCGATGGAATTTTTCTGATCTTCCGCCGCTTGTTCTCGCGCCTTGGTTCGCGCCAATTGCGCAGACTCGGCGGCAAGCGCCGCTTCATTGGCCTTAATTTCGGCCTGTGCCGCTTCTTCCTTTTCCTTCTGCTCTTGCTGCTCCAGCGCCAGCCGCGCCTTGGCTATCTCCTGCCGTTCCCGCTCCCGCGCCCGTTCGTTTTCAAGCTCAATATCACGTTCACCACCTTCGCGAATGCGTCGCTGCTCCAGAAGATCATCAAGCCGTGTCCGTGCATCGGCAACACCCTGCGCGTTAGCTTGCCGTTGCAACGCGGCATTCTTTTCCTGATTGGCCAGCGCGATTTCGGCCTTGGCCACATTATTGATCGACTGTTGCACCGCGATGTTATTAGCAATGGTCTTGGTGCCGGCGTCGCTGATCGATTTCTGGATCGTCGCCCATTCGCTGCTGATATTGACCGCTGCCCGGCGTAATTGCTGGGCAAGACCCTGAACATCGGTGCCGGTGCGGGCAAAGGCAGACAACAGCGCTGAAGCATTCTCGACCGTGGTGCCGAGTTGTTTGCTAAGGTTCTCAAATTCCTCGCCGGCGTTCGACGCCGAGACTGTTAGCCCGACTAATCCGGCAGTAATGCCGCCAAACACCGCCAAGGCTCCAGTAAGACTGGTCATCGCCTTGCCGATGTTCAATATATTGGCAGCAAAGGTTTCTAGTCCGCCGCTGCTGCCATGCACGGCAGCGCCGATACGGGCGAAAGTCGCCGTACCGACATCGGCCAGACTCTTAAGCTCGTTTTGGACGGTCTGCAGACCTTCCAATGATATGGTTTGCTTGATTGCCATTTATTCGCCTGCGCCGCGCAGCAATTGTTCTGCGTCCATGCGTTTTAATTCCTCCTCGTAATATTTCGGCATGTTGTTAGCTTCACGCTGCAACGCTGCGGTTATGTTCCATTTCTTACTGATGTGAACGCTTCGCACCCCGACAAAAAGCGGAATCATCTCTACTTGACCACGTCCTTTCGTTCCGCGCCGTAACTGTGCCTTGGTGGCGAACCTGCCGAATGGTTGCGCCTTGACCCCACGACGAATGGCTGCCGCGAGAATCGGTGCTTTACCCGGACGGCGCAGCGTGATCAACGGACCAACTTTCCTCACATATTGTCCCGGCGTCATGTGCTCGCGCTTAACCACGCCACCGAATCTGATGCCAGAACCGGGATTCGGCGGCACGCTTGGTAACGGAAGCCAGATCAACGGATCACCTTGGATGTCGCCACCGGTCTCAAAAATATCGGCATAGTTGATTCTAGTGTGAATGTAGGCTTTTGGTTCAAGCGAATTCTTCGGCGTCATCATCTTGTAACGCAGCGAAGTCTGCCAAATCTTGGAAAAACCCGCTTGCGCAATATCGGCGCGCCCAGCACGAACGCCTGCCAGTGCCGATCGCTGCACGGCAATATTGGCGGCCTCGACGACGACATTGCTTCCGAGTAGAGCCGCCTTCTTGAATGTTTCCGTCTGCGGATTATAGCGCCAAGCAAACGCCATTTAACGTTCCTTCAATAGCGATCGCGTGGCTTCTTTGATGATTTTATCTTCCGCTCGCGCGGCCATGGCATTCAGATTCAGATCGCTCGCCTTTTCAATGCTGATGCGCCGCTCAGCCAACATCGAATAAGCGAACAACTGCCGTGGCGTCATGCGCCAGACATCGGCGGCTGCATGGCCTGCCCGTCCAATGAGGGATTCGATGATTTGGACGAGTTCTTTTTCCTGACCTCCTTTAGCTTGTCGGCCAATGTCACGGGCGGACTGAGAGTGGCCCGAATGCTCTCCAGTCGCGCGACGAAAGGGTCAAGACCTTTCGTCAATGTCTTGCGCAACACCGCATCAAGCAGATCCGCCTGTGCCTGCAGATCAAGATTCAAGGCGCGTTTGATCGCATCATCGTTGCCGGGATAGCCGCACCCGGCAGCGATAATCGCCGCGATGACCTGCGGCCCGAGACTAAACAGAACGGCAGCAAGATCCTTCTCGCCACCGCCCATGAGGTTTTGCAATTGCGCGAATTGCGGGAAACGCTGCAACAGATGTGCGATCCCTTCGACGCTGACGCCGGTCACATCAATTGCATTGCCGCCGATGTCCACGCGCTCAGGGATCGGCGCAATATCAAGCAGACCGACCATTATGCCGTGACTCCCGGGGTGATGGTGATGACGCCATAGGAACCGGCATCGAGCAGCACGTCTGCATTCAACAGGATCTCGGTCCAGTCTTCCTTGAGGAAATCGAAATCTCCGGCAGGGTTGAAGCTCACCTTGCCGGTGAAGTTAAGTTGATTGCCGACCGAGTTGGTGCCGTCCAGAACAAGAACGCCTTCCTGATTCATATCGGTCATGGCATTAATCGATGACGTGTTGGCGTCGGCCTGGAAGAATAGAGCCAAATTTTCTTCCGTCACTTCTTCCAGCGTCAATGCAATCGTTGCGCTGATCTGTCTGATGACCGTCTTGTCCTTGATGCGCACCGGAGCCATACGGGAAAAATGCTCCAGCTTGTCGACCGTTGGCGTATAGACAAAGCGCGTACAGTTGCCCATGTGAAACTGCGAGCCGCCGGTCGGCGTGAAGCGAACATTGGCCTGCGAGAGCACATAGTTGATGGTGTCGGGTGATGTCGCCATTGCTGGATCTCCTTTGGTTTATGGTGCGACGGGTAGAAGCGTGTAACGAATTCCGAAACGCATTTGCATATCGCAGTCCATTGCTAGACTGTGGTTCAGACGATAGTCGGTGGCGAGATAATAAACGCCGCACTGCGAATTGGCGACGACGATAGTTGTCAACTCCACGTCGCTCATCACGGCAGTCACGATCCGCGCCATCAATTCATTGATGTCAGTCCCGACATCTTCCGGTCTGCCGCCCATGGACACCACGATGATCGGATTCATTTGGATCACGGTATAAGCTTTGCCCTTGACCCATGGTCGCGCCAGTTCGGCAACCGCTTCTTCGTCGCCGTCAAGCAAGATCGCCATCGGGCGCACGGCTTCCGGAAACTCATCCAGATTGCGCGCCACCAGTTTCAGATCCTCCACGGTATTGAGGATCACGAACAGCCGCGCGAGGATATCTTCCCGCTTGCTCATGGTGCCTGTTCATCAGCGAGCAACAACAGAATCTCGCCAGACCCTACTGGCTGGCGCGCAAGTTGAAAGCTTTTGATGCGCCAGCGTTTGCCGTTGATGATGAATTCGCCTTTGTAAAAATATTCCTTCAGATCGGTAATGCCGAGCGATGTCACTTCACTTTCACGCACAAACGCCGACGGCCGTTGCGTCTGCATGTCGATAAAGGCGTGCGTCGGCTGGCTTGCGCCATCGGTATAATCCACCGCGCGCAGTGAATGACGTTCGCCGGTGGTGCGGATCAGCGTTGCATCGGTCGCGATCGGACTGGCATAGATCGGATCGAGCAGACTGTCCTGCCAGATGCTCATTTGCTCTTTTTTTTCTCCGCATTTTCAATAAATGCGAGATCCAGAAACGTCTTGATTGCTTCGTCCAGATCTTTTCGCAACCAAGGATACTTTTCAAACATGTACGATTTCAGATCCTCAATTGCCTGTTTCTCATCGGCGTTCGGGCGGTATATGCTCATGATGTTGTCGTGTCCGCAACGTTGGCGAGATTGCCCGCCAGTTCGAAATAACCATCCTCCGCTGAGTCCGGATTTTCCGAGCGCACCGTCCAGTAGGTCCGCGCCGGTTGCGCCTGCTGGCTGTCCCATAGGCCATACCAAGTGTCGTCGGTCTGCGGTGATAGCGTAACCACTTCGCTTTCCCGCACGTCACTCATGTTGAGAAAATTTACCGTCACCGTCGCCGACGATGGCGACAACGGCAGGCTTTCCCGGTTGAGGAATTGCACCGTGAATTCCACTTCGTTGCCGCGATCGATTGTTTCCACCAGCATCAGGCTACCCGTTTCTTCGGCCAATCAACCACAACTGATGGCCTCGCTTTCGCTGCTACACCGACCTGGTGCGCGGTTGCTTTGATTGTCACGACAGTACTTGGCGCATTGTGTGTGATACCGACGCGGACTGTCTTGATGATATTATCGGCACTGACTTGCAGATCACTCTGCGCCGAAAGCTGACCCTCTCCGGCAAATAGTGCCGTCGCCACCATGCGATGGATGGTGCTAACACTGATGCTGCCGCTGCCATTGAACGTCGCAACAATGAAAGTGCGTTTGTCGGCGGCGGCGTTGAGATTGCCGGTGCCTACTAACAGCGCTGACGCGCCATGCAGCGGCAGAGCCGATGCCGCCAGCGACCCACTCCCGGCAAAGGTGGCGGCGTTATTGATGACGCGGATCGCCGATGCGACAAAGGCACCTGTCCCGGCAAATGTTGCAGAAATCGGCTTGCGCAGACCGGCGTCGACACTGAGATTGCCGGTCCCGGCAAATGCCGCTAGCGCCACCATACGCTGCCGTGCCGACACATTGAGATCGCCGGTGCCGGATAGCGATGAAACTGCCGTCATCCGCAGCAGCCGCGCCGCAACATTCATATTGCCGCTGCCTGCCAGCAATGCAGTCCCAGACAGACCAACTTGCGGAATAGTCAGATCGCCGGCCAGTGATCCTGTGCCAGCGAACGTCGCCAGCGCGGGAAACCGCAGACCTGCCGAAGCGATAAACGCACCAGTTCCAGCAAAGGTCGCGGCTGCACTGAAAACGAGGCTTGCCGACGATGTCAGCGATCCGCTGCCGTTGAATGTCGCGGCAGCGGAAATGTACTTGATTGAATCCGCCGAGAACGCGCCGAGCCCGTTGAACGATGCACTTGCGGCCAGCCGTTGCAGCGCCGTCGCCGAAAGCGCCCCGCTTCCGGCATAGGCCGTGCTTGCCGCAAGACGTTGCAGCGCCATCGCCGAAAGATTGCCTGCGCCTGTAAACAGCGCCGATCCGGCGTAGGTCGTAGTAGCGCCGGCAATAGTGGCGAAAGCATCGAGATTACCGGTGCCAGCGAATGTCGCCGCAGCCACCATGCGCAGCCGCGCTGCGACGGATAGATCGCCTACGCCGCTGAATGTGACGTTGACGGGCGAGCGCAATTGCGCCAGTGCCGCCAGACTGCCGGTGCCTGCGAAATTTGCGCTTGCGGCCAACCGGACTTGCGCGAGTGCTGCCAGATTGCCGGCACCGTTGAATGCCGCGCTGGCCGGAGTAACCCGGATGGCATCGCTATTGAGATTGCCGGTCCCGGCAAAACTTGCCGCCACCGTCAGCCGCAATAATGCGAGAGTAGATAGATCACCAGTCCCGGCAAAGCTCGCGCTGCTGATCAGTCGCAGTTGCGCAGTGGCGGATAGATTTCCCGTCCCGGCGAAACTCGCCAGCGCCGGAGTGATCCGCATGCCATCGGCTGAGAAATTGCCACTGCCAACGAATGCGGCCGATGCAACCAACCGCAACGAAGCAGTTGCCGATAGATCGCCAGCTCCATTGAACGTTGCCGATCCGCTGAGAACGCCGCCGCCGACAACAACAGTTGCCGCAGCCGTCAGAGAACCGGAGCCACCAAACGTGGCTGCAGCATTCAATAATAATTGCGCTAATGCAGATTGATTGCCGGTCCCGCCAAACGTCGCCAACCCAGGTATAACGCGAATGGCATCGACCGAGAAATTTCCTGCACCGGCAAAGATAATCGAGGCACGCAATCGCAACGATGCTAAGGCAGAAAGATCGCCCGCGCCGACGAATACAACTGATGCTAATAGCCGTTGCGTCGCTAATGCGGAAAGATTTTCAGTGCCGGCGAAGGTCGCAAGAGCAGGCAGCAGCAACCTTGCCGACGCCGCCACATTGCCGGCGCCATTGAATACGGCGTCGGCCGAAGCCGCGCTTTTCAATGCATTGACGGATAGATTGCCAGTACCGGCGAAAAGCGCTGATGCGGAATATGCATGCGCCGGAATTGTGATAGTCGGCGTGATCGAGTAGACGTCGAGCGCAACGCCATTGACATAAACGCGGAATCTTAAAACATCGCCTTGCGCTAATGTGTCGAGATCAAGATCGAGCCCGTATTCCAGTTCCGTTAATGTATCAGCCGGAAAGGCAAGGCTGGCGACTTCACCCGTCTCGTCGTATTTGCCCGGTCGGAATCGATCATTAGCAAATAGTCCACCAGCACCGGCAAAGGTCACGACGCCTTGATATGTCGTCGGAGGAAAAGCCGCATTTCCGCTTAAAGTGCTGGAAAGGGCAGTGCCGCCGTCGCCGGGCCGGAGTGTCATGTCAGCTGATCGTTATTTTTAATGCTCCGGCGGAGAACACAGGAGCATCGCCTGATTTGCAGCCCACCGCCGCCGCGACCGTGCCGTATGCAATTCTGTTCCCGCTCACCGAACTATCGTAAAGATTCCATCCAACCGCCGTCGCAGCCACCGATACGGTTGCTCCGGTCACTGCAGCAAGAAGTGTCGCCGATCCCTGCGGGGAATTGGCGGCGGCAAAAGTCACCGTCCGTCGGCTGGAAAACGGACCATCAAATGCCGACTGCGATGTCGGGCTTGCCGTTGCCCATTGCAGCCAGCGACCAACCGGCCGTGTCCCCGTCGCCGCGCCCGTCATCCAATCCAGCGTTTGTTTGGACAGATACGGCGTGATCGGCATTCACAACGTCCAATCGAGCAGCAGCTTTTCCGGCATTGGCATATCCTGTCCGCAAACGAAATTGATCTTGCGCCGCCGATGCACGATGACGTGTCCTTTCATGCTGCCATGATGAATAACGGCGGCGGTAGGTCCCTCGGTCCAGTCCACACCGTCATCGATACAAGCTTTGAAACAGTCCCCTGTCCGCGCCAGATAAATACCGACGCGATCCGGTCGCATGGCATCGGACATGGTCATGTCATCGAGCCACAGACAACGGAAGTCACGGCAGACGGACGGTCGATCTGAATAGATCTTGCATCCCTTGCCGATATTGCAATGCGCGCACCAGTCACCGGGCCGCTTGTCTAATTGCGGGATGCGTTCCAGCTTGCAGCAGAGCGTGCAGCCGCCGCAGGTTCTCAATTGATGCCGCCCAGCGGATAGTGCGAACCGGCAAAGATCGGCGATACCGCGAGATCCTGCAGCACTGCACCGATGTTGTTCTTAATCACGTAGGGTGGGCCATCGCGGTCAAGCGCGAAGCGCAGATTACCGTCATTGAGGATGACTTGCAGCACCTCATCCATGGCGAGAATGCACATCCAGCCCGGTATATACGTATGCGTCACGCTGCCATCAGGATTGGTCACATCCTGCGACGGCCGCCAGGCTTGCACATTGGGCAGCACACGAAACGTTGCCCAGGTAAATTCATTGGCGCCCACCGGAGTGCCGAGATAAGCGGCCAGCCGGCGCGCATCCAGTTTTGCCTCAGCCTCGGTATTCCAGCGCAGGAAATAATCAATCATGCCGTCAATGCCTTCAATGTGGCATCGGCGAGTTTGCTATTCCAGACGGTTAGGCGTTCAAAATAATTATATGGATATTGTGTGGTACCCCAACTCCCCAAAGAAACTGAGCCTGTTTGCGCTAACGTAAAAGCGTCGCTGACCACGGTGCCATTATTAGCAACGATTGCTTTACTTGGAGTAGAATCTTTTACGGCTATGCCAACTTTAGCTTCGGCAGTGGCCCAGGTCCCGCCTCCGCCCATAGCTGCCGTAATGGGATGACTGCTATCGGAATTATTCAAATCAAAATCATTCAAGGCGGATCCATATCTCAAGCGGGCGCTGTTTCCCTCCCATCCGATTAAAACCGGATTACCGGGACGAGTCCCTATTATTGGTGCGTTGACAATAGCGCTGAACTCTGTAGCCGCCAACAATGTATTGAGATTGCCAACACAGGTCACCGCATCCGCCGCGCGCGTCACCGCGACGGTCGTGGTGGGGATGTAGGAAGAGAGAAACGAGCCTACCTCAAGCTGGGCGCCCCAAACATAGATTTGCTTGCTGGTTCCGGTATAGACCCATCCTCCTGTGTCTATTGCGTTGCCGGGTGTCCCGCTTGCCAAAGTGCTTATATTTATCAACGGATCAGTTTCAGCCGCATCGCCAGCCGCCGTAACCGAGATGCGATAGATGCCATTTGCAAATGTTTCTATTGAGGCACTTACAAAGGTTCCGCCAGTCGACAGTGCTCCGCTTGCAGTTATCGTACCGGTCTGCAAATCAGCGACACAATATCCGCCCTTACGGGTGGAAAATGATTGATAATAAATACCAACAAAACGACGATCTATATCCTTCACAAAAACAGAAAAAGTAACTGTTGCCCCCGCAGTTATAGCGCTCAGATATCCCGCAAATGTTCTTAGCAAATGTTGATCATTAAGTGTGTTTTCTTGCATCAGACACATTGTTGTCGTTCCGTCTGGAGCCACGGCTTGATTATTGGTAGCCGTACATTGAATGGTGCTCCAGTTGCCAGCCATATCTTGACTATGAATGGCGACATTGGTCCTCGCATCCTCGATCAGCAGTCCCGCCCCATTGCCTATTCGTAGAGTATTGGTGCCAAACGAGGTTAACGTGCCGTCGGCATTGGTGACATAACCTGTACTGGCGCGCGAGATGCTGAGAACATCCGTAAACGCTGTCGCGCCATAAATTCTGCTCCCGGCAAAATCCAGATCAATTGCAGCATCCGACAATTCCCAGTCCGGCGAAAACGGGTATAGCCGTGGAATAAGCACCGCCGTATCGTCAGCGCTCGATCCGGCATCGACGGATTGCACTCCCTTGGCAATCGTCGTCGTGACCGGGGTATAGGCGTCACCGTTCCTCGACACATACAGTTCCCAAGGTGTCGCCGCGACAACCGTCGAGGCATTGCGCAATCCGATCCGCAAACGGAAATTTGCCGTGCCGGGATAATAGTTGACGTCCTCGTCGGCTCCCCAGGTCGGGGAGGCATCGGCGGTCCCGGCATCCGTGCGGAAACGGAAATGCAGTTGGCGGAGATCAGTCATTTACGACAACGTGATCGTGAGCGCCCCCGCTGCGATCTGCAAACTGTCACCAGCGAGAAATGATCTCGCGGTCTGAAGCGTTCCATACCACAACATATTTGACGAATTGATGGGCGAGCCATCAAACAACACAATGCCCGATGCCGCGCCCGGTGACGAGAACGGTCCGAACAACAGCGATGCCGTGTTCGATGCCGATTGCGTCGGTGACGCCGCCGCACCGAACAATGCCGTCACGCGGCTGAAGTTGGTCTGGCTTCCCATTTCAGATGCGGACACCGAAGTTGGCGCACCGATGGAAAGACCAACCCAACGGTTTGCAGGCTGGGTGGCTGCCGCTCCTCCTAAATGCCAATCGAGCGTTTGCTTACTGAGATATGCCGAAATATTCGCCATTTTAGTCTCCTCGTTGGTGTGAGAATTTCACTCAGCCGCTTGCAGTTTATTCCGGTCGACAAAATCTCGAATGATGTCCGGACGTTTATCGCAAAATGTTTTCATCATATAGCTGTCACGGATGTACGGCGACGCCATCATAAATTCTAATCGCTCATCAAGCTGATCCCGATCAAACACAAGCGGGAAGTTCATGCAGGCATGAAAGCCGAAATGTTTCTTTGGTGGTTTGCCGTCGCAGCCTTCATAGGCGAAATCATACGCGACGTTTTCCGACGCCCAGATAAAGCCTCTTTCCTCGAGCCGTGGACGGTAGGTACGGCAGAGCAAATCATCTTCCGTTTGCGACACGCAGGGAAAGTCGGCGCGGTGATCATAGACGTATCGCGCCAGCCGCGTTGACTTGAGCGAGAACCCGCTGTTGCCGACGTTCTTAGTTGGATGCCACCACGGAGCGCCGATGTAATCGTAGCGTAGAAACTCGTCGCGCCACATACCGACATCCCAGACCCCGGCATCCCACTGGCAGAACAGAATATGCGATGTGTGCACATGCTTCGGCACGATGAACCAATTGGCCTTGCACCAGTCCAGCTTGCTCGGCCAATTCGGCACCGCGATGACGCGATGTTTGCACAGATGCGTCAGCGGCGAGAATTCCAGCGGACGATCAGTAAATACCAGGACATCAGCAAAATCGCACTTCTCAACACAGCTCTCGACCGCCATCCACCCAAGATCATGATCGAGCGTTTCGACCATGACCAGTGTCACATCGGGAAGGCTCAGTTTCATTTGTAGTGACTGCGTTGTGCGATCCATTGATCATAATCACGTTGGCGCCGGTCGCGTCGCTCGCCGAACAGCGTCAGCAGCCAACCGTTTTCTCGCCGGACAATGCGCTGCGCGAAAGCTATATCATCAAAGTCCATGGCGCAGATCACGCGCCCCCTGGCATCTACAATCTTGATCTGCGTTAGATTGTTGGCAGGCACAAGCCGTAGCGGAAGATTCATCGCTGTTTCGCTTTCATCACCAACCAATCCATCATGCAGGGTCGCCCTTCGCAAACCGCCATCCAGCGATGCAATGATTCACGTCCACGCAGGATCGCATATTTATTCGGATTGCGGGCACCTTCGAAAATGTGCTCGATCTCATGCGTAGCTGCAAATCTCTGCAGCAGAATATCTGCGATCGGATATTCTTCGGTGTTGTGACATTCAACGATGATGTCAGATCGCATCAAATCAGGAAAAAAGTCGAGCTTGAGATAGTTGATCTCGTCGCCTTCCACATCGCAAATAACCAGATCCGGTCGCTTCATTACTTCGGCAATATCGCAGTCAATCCTGATTTCAACGCCGTTGATCTCTGCCGCCCTTTGCAAGATGGCCAGCGATCCCTTCGAAATGTCGACGCCGTAGATAATGGCTGCTGGCAACCGTCGCGCCAGACCGATGGCATAATACCCTTCGGCGCAACCAAGATCGACGATCTTGGCTTCATCATATTTTGCCAACCGTTCGATCTGGTATTCGATGGCCGGATGCAGTTCTTCCTCGTAACAGCCGAGGCACTTGGTACTCAGATTGCCGTCGTTCCATTCCTGTCTGTCGAGCAACAGCATTCCGGCGAATGGTCCGCTTTGCACGACGCCGTGCGTCTCGGAATAGATCCAGTGATCGACGGAGTCGTAAAGCTTCAGCTCCTTCATGGCTTCCATAACCGCTGAATATTGTCCATCAGCGTCTCGACCGAAATATCCGCCATGCAGGCCGCCACTTCGGTGCCCGGCTTGAATGGCACGCAAGTATCAATTGAATTATGTAAACGGTGACACGGCCAACACGGCACGTTGTCGGGATCGGCATGCAGCGTCGTGGTGTTGATCCAGTGCCGCGTGATATTCTCCGCACTGGCATGCGACACCATGATGATCTTCGGCATCGGCTCCATCGCTGCTGCCCATGCCAGCCCGGTATCAGGACTGATCACCATGCTGGCCGTGAGCACTTGCGTTAAGCTGCGGCGCGTTGACCAGTGCTGATGCCCGCCGGGATCGGAGTTTTCCGGTGACAGCGCCAGATGCAACCCCTTGGCGGTGCTGTTGGTGCGCGTGACATCTTCCAACACCACTTGCGCCATCTCGAATTGCTTACCGCCAACGCCGAGCAGCACGACCGGAATATCCAATTCCTTTATGATCCGGCAGATCGCCTGCGTTGAATAAGGATAAACCTTGTCGACGCGCGAACCACCAAGAATCCAAGCCAGATATTTTCCACCAATAGACTCGTCGCGCGTCTTGATGGCTCGCGCCCGTTCCTCGTCGGTTGGATAAAACAATGGACAGCCAAATTCATAAGGCTGCGGCAGACCGACAATGTCCCATGCGGTTTCAAGATATGACCCACCACAGAGTTTTCGTCTGTAGTCTGATGGCCACCAGAAGTCGGTATCAGTCTCGAACAGCGCATGCCGTTTCTCGACCGAGTGGCTCAAATTCCACAAGCCGCCCATATATTCATGGGATCGCGCGACAAACCATTTGGTCCATTCGCCGGGACCGTGCGGAATATCCTTTTCGCCTTTGACCGAAAGCTTGTCGACATGCGGATTATTCAGATAGACGCAGGCGAAGGATTCAGATGTAATGACTTCAACCAGATAGCCCAAGCGCTTGAGCGGCGCGAGAACGGAGGCCGCAATTAAATTATCTCCGAGTCCGCCAAGCCGGCAGACCGCTGCCCAGCCTTGCACTAGCCGACCACCTTGCCGCCACGAATGACGCTGATCTTGCTCTCGTCGATCTGCAATGTGCCGAAGCCGCCGACTGCCGCCGCCTGCGCGACCTTGATCCGCGCCAGATGATAGATCGCCACCGGCTTCGTTCCTGGGACAATTTCCCAGCGGTCGGCAACCAGCTTGTTCACTTCAGCCTGGAAATGCTCATCAATCGGGATCGTCTTGGTTTCGTATTCGAGATCCATCATGTCGACTCCCTTAAAAAGGCAAAGCTGCCGATATCTTCGCGGCCCAATTTTGTTTCGCTGTCGTTTTCCTCGACCAGATGAAAGCCAAGACAACGCATCATCTGCACAAGGCCATCACGAGTAAAGTACCAGCAATGTTCGTCTGGCCGGAAATGCTTCGACCGCAGCACATGCTTGGCATCGGCAAAGATAGGCAATGATACGAACATCCATTGCTCGACGTTGCGCAGCAAGCGCCAGAACTCCGGGATATGCTCCAGTACATCCCACAATGACATCGCAGTGAATGATACACGGTAAGGATCGGCCCACAGCTGCCGTGCCTTGAGCCAGTCGATGGCCGCCGGGCAAACATCATAGCCACAGGCGTTCCCGCGCAATTCGATGAAGGCTCCGCTGCCAATTCCGACATCACATAGAAACCCATCATAGTGCCGCACCACGAAGTCGACGCGTGCTTGCATCAAGGCGCGGCCGATATCGCTGTCGGCCTGACGCTGGTAACGCTCAAAGTAGGCGCGGTCGTAGGGCTTAATCCCAGCACTGACAGGAAGCCAGCCAACTCCGAACTCATACCAGACCAAGGAGCCGTAGCGTTCATAATTTGTTGTTGACAATAGCTGCGCCACTGATCCTGCAGATTGCTGATGGTCTTGTTGCAGTTGTGGCGCATACTGGTGCATCGGCAGAAATTCTCCGGCGTGGCAAATCCGATTCGCGAACAATCCAAGCGGCGATCAAGAATCTTGTCCGGCGCATTGTGGCCACCTTGACCACCGAGCACGACAAAGCAATGCCGCTTGAGCGCGATCGAAGCTGGCACAATCCAGCCGACACCGCCGATCACGATATCTGATGCGCCGAGCAGCGCCAGCATGTCCATGACTGGTAGCTGACCAGATGTGAAATCATGATTGGCGCGAAGCGGCGGGCCGACCAACCATTCCGCGCCCAGCTCGATATCGGCTACCGCGACGATGTAATGCGTCGACCGTAATGTCTCGACGATATTGGCGATATATTGCGGCTCCGGATTGCGCGCCGCGTTGTACCATTCGCGCCGCAGCGTGACCGGGCGCACAAATGCCAACGGCTTGTCATTTTGAGCGACCAACGGTAACGGCGGCAAGTCAAAATCGGCGGCATTGAGTTTGATGCCGAATGATTCCTCCATGCCAGCAATGATCGAGCGCCCGCCACGAAATGCGTTGACATAGCTATTGCGCTTGACCTGCTTGCAACCAACCGGCCTTGACGCCCATTGGACTTTGCTGCGGACCGCGTTCTTGGCTTGCGTGCGCAGCCGGGTTTGTGGATTGACGAATTTCACCGGCAGATCGGCATACAGTTCGGGCCACGCCGTCTCTAAGTAAACATCCCACTCACGCGCCAGCGCTTTGATGAATGGGCGCTGGAAAATATTGTCCCCGAGACCCTGCATCCCGATCACATGAAGTTGCTGCGACATGATCCTCCAGATTGACGATAGGCCACAAGGTTAAAGCACTGCCGGGCGAAGCATTGACGCATTCAATGTTGCGCGCCTTCAGTGCTTCGGCAATGGGTGGCAAGTCGCGCTGATGGCGCAGATAGCAATTAGCCTGTTGCTTCCAGCGGTGCGGTGCATGATGATGCGTGCGCCCGTCGGCGGCCACTTTCTGATCAATGCCAAGCAGCACGATCTTGCCTGCCGCGTGATGGACGGCGAGATTGATGGCTCCGGTCAGGGTGGTGTTCTTCACCATCAATTGGCCCGGATCCTCGGCCAGTCCCGGCGTCGCCTTGCGTTGCATGTGATACAGATTGGCCAAACCGCTGGCCGCGCTATGCGTGCTGATGATCTTGCCCTTGAAGCTTTTCAATGCCTTCAGATGATCAATCCACCAACGCATATCAGCAAACAGTAGAAACTGCGCTGCCGGGAAAATCTGATAGGAACTATTGATCACAATGACATTCTTGCCGTCGAGCAATGTCAGATCCTGCGTCAGCAACGATGGCCCGCCGCCGATGATGTAGGCGGTCTGATCTTTCCAGATCGGCAGCGCGCGATAGGGATTCACCCGCCAAGCACTTTGCGCCGATAGGGATCGATCAGCGAGATCACTGCCGGTGATACGATGCCGCCGCTGCCGCTTGAACCATTGACCGCATAAGTAACGTTGCGGTCGCCATGCGAGATCGAGCGAATGACACCGACTTGTCCGCTCGCCATCAAGCTTGCACCGCGAATCAATTCGGTAACCGCCAACGCCAGCGACGGCGGCGCCTCGTCAGGCAAATCATAACCGCTGATATATTCGATCACGGTCAAACCGCTACAGAAACCCCACCAGCCGAGACTCACTTTCCACAGCAGGCCATTTTCCTTGTTGAATTCGTATTCAGCCGGATCGGTCACGCTGTCGTTCTCGGTGATGCTGATAATCTCCTGCACCGGCCAGCGATCAAGTTTCAATTCGCTGCGTGGATTTTCGACCATGGAGATGCGGAAACTTTCGGTAACGTTCTGCCGCACGAATGGACGATCACACAAATCAGCGATCATTTTGGAATAGGCGGTCACCCGTGCTTGCAATTCGGCATCGTTGTTGATGCCGAGTGCCGCCGACACGATCGCCGCTGTCGTCAAATCATAGCTGCTGCCGGTATCGACGGTGAAATCAATATACCGCTGCATTCTGTCCTGCCGGGCCGCGCTCGCCGCGTGCGCCGTCCATGCCGTCCTTACCATCCTTGCCGCGTTTCACCGCCAGCCGCCACGCTTTACTGATTCCCGGTCGCTGCTTGGTTTCTTCCTTGCAGATGAACAGCGAACCGTCTGACGACACTACGGCACCGCGCGGGTAGACATTGCCCTCGCGAAAGATCTCATGATCGAAGTCAGCCAGCGTCGCTTTATTGAACCAGAATTCCTTGACCTGATCGCCGCGCCGGAAACGATGACCGAATTTCAGCCCGTCCTCGATCGCTTCCATGTCATCGAAGCCGAAGCCGTCACGACCGGGCGCGCCATCTTTACCGGCAATGCCTTGTGCCCCATCACGCCCGACAACGATGCCAAGATTATGCGTGCCGCCATCAGTCTTGGTGATAATCAGATGGCCATCACGATTAATGACGGCGCCGGCAAGGCCTATTCCATCCTTACCGTCTTTCGGCCACGGCAATTGATTGATCGATTTGATAACCTGTGCCGCAACCTGATTGGGATCGGCATCCTTGCCGTCTTTGCCATCAGCCGGCTTGGGATAGGTGGCAAAAATATTTTCAATTTTCCGCTGAAGCAGCGGCACGAGCGTCGCCACCATCACATCAGCATCAACGCTTGTGCCGTCGATGCCGTCGCGACCCGGTTCGCCTGGTTCGCCTTTTTCCGGTTTGCGCGCTTCGAGTTCAATGATGCGCTTTTCCAGTTGGCCGATGCGTTCCGCTACATGACCTTTAATAATGTCGGCGATCTCGCGGCCCAGCGTTTCCTCAAGCTGCTGCATGATCCATGTTCCTGCGGATGGCGGCTGCCAGCGCGCGCTGGTCGATCTGCGCCGGTGCCGAAGGCGTTGCTGCCGGGGCCGGTGCGGCTGGCAATGCGGGCGCGTTGGCGCGATTGACCAACGATTCCAGCGTGAACATTTGCTGTTGCGCCATCAGTTTATCGCCGCCCGCTTCGGGCGGCAGATTGAGAAACCGCCGCGCCTCGTTGTGCGTCATGATGCCTTTGTCGACCGCCAGCGCCAGCACGGTGATCTGCGTCTGACTGTCCATGCGAAACAGTCCGGTCAGATCGAACTCGGCGCGATAACCGGCGTCGATCAAACCGAGGCCTTCCGACAGTAGCAATTCAAGATTCTCAATATGGCTTTGCAGACAAAGTTTGTAATACTGCAAATCAAGAAGTTCGGCGTTGTTCAGCGTTGGCGGATCCTTTGCGCCAACCATGAAGGCAGGAATACCGAACGCGGTCGCGATGGTTTCCTCGTTGTGCTTGAGTTGCTCGATCAATTGACTATCGACCGCGTTTTGCTGCATAGCGTCGAACTTCAGTCCGGAACCGAGTACGGCAATGCGGCCCTGATTCGATTTGGCGAATTCTTCCTGCCAGTAGCTTTTCAATCGCTCGGCTGTGGCTTGCGGGATCTCGCCTGGGGCCGACAGCACGCCTGATGGTCGTGCCGCATTGGAAAAGAATTGCGCCGAGAATTGTTCGATCGACAACCCGCGCGCTGCCGGTGCCGCCGTGCAATATAACGGTGACACGCCGATCAAATCTTCGTCGAAAAGGCAATTCATCCGATCATGAATAATTTCATCGCTTGGCACGACGATTCGCTGGTCGGGAATGCCAGCCAGTTCATTGGTATCAAGTTCATAAAAAACCGAGCCGTCGGAAACTTTAAGCGGCTTGACCCGATGCGGCGACAACACATACATCGCAACCACGACGTTGCGGTTGTCGCGCTCTTTCAGGACATAAGTATTGCCAGTACGCAGTTTGGAAATGAGCCACTTTTCATAAAACTGAATCCGCGTCTGATAGCGATTGGGCTTGTTCATCACCGGAGAAAACGCCGCGATCGTTGTTTCCTGCCAAGTGGTATCGACTTGCTCCAGCAATTTCAGCCGCATCTTGGCGATATCGTTGGCGATCATGGTCACGCAACGATAGAGCGTCGCGTGCTGCAACGGATTCTCCATGATCAACGGCGTGTTTTTTTGCCATGCGCCGGCAAACGGTTCACGCACGACCGGCCACCAGCCACGGTCATAGAACGCGGCTGATGGCGCGATCGCGTTGGTTGCCTTGCGTACGGAAACCTCGAGGCCGAGGATCTTCATTCGTCGTCCTCGGCCTGCAGTCTTGTCGTTTGGTAACGCTTTTTGCTTTTTCTTGGCTCGTCTTCGATATCCTCGGCCATTTGCGCAATCAGGAACACCCTGCGATGCGCCTCAATGGTTTCCAGCGCGCCCGCCTGCAGCTCGAACACATCGCCCGGCCGCAGGCGGCGGCGGTTATAGTCGAAAACCTTGATCGCCCGCATCATCATGTGGTGATCGATCCGCCATAGGCTGCCGAAGTCAGATAGAACACGCCTTTTGACCGCAGCCGCGCCCAGGTGATGTAGCGTTCGGCGCGCACGAACACCAAGTTCGATTGAAACGCCGAAATCAGGTGGTAGTTGCCCGAAGTCGGATCGCTTTCCATTTCGACCGAGGCTTCGCGCGAAGCATCGATCTGCAACCCACCTTCATCGGCGATCGCCACCGATGGCGGATGCATCGAGATGACATATCCGGAGGGCACATTGTTCGACGTGATGATTTGCAATCCCAACACGTTGCCGCCAGTCCCCGACACGTTGGGGAATTGCGGCACTCCGAGCGTGGTGTAGAGCGAAGCGATGGACGAGGCCAACACCGGCTGCATGATGATCGCCAGCCCATCGGTCGGGATATCGTTGACCTGATAATGCGCCAGAATCTGCCGGATGTCGTGGATCACCGCAGTGGAATCCGTTCCCGATGCGACGTCGGTATCGGCGCCGTTGAGAATGCCGGCCGGGCTAACGTTGGTCACCGCCGCATTGGCCGAGAGGAATTGCGTGTCGATGAACTTGGTAATGCCTTCCGCCAGCGTATCGCGCGCCGCAGTTTCCGCCGAAGGCGACGAGAAGCGAGTCAACTCATCGGTCAAGCCGATGATCAACGCGCATTTGGCAAAGGTCAGGCTGACCGTGTCGAACGCAAGTTGCCCAACCGGCTTCGCGCGTCCTTCGCCGACCCACTCCGCCGTGATAACCGAAGTCTCGCGCGGGATGCGCGAGTTGAACGGCACCCGACGCATACCCTGGATCCGGCCCATCACGCTCATCGGCCACAGCAGATTGACGAATTCGCTGACCAGATTCTGCGCATAGACCAGCGGTGAGGCATAGGTCGCATGTGTGGTGGTGCCGACCAATTGCGCTGTTTTCTGCCGCAGTGACTGCTCGACTTGCGGCCACTGACTGCAATGCTCGCGTGCCACCTGAAACACGTCGCGATTGTATTTCTGCGCATGCAGCACACAAGACAGTTGTTTGACTAGCGCAATTCCAGGCTCCAACTTGGGTGCCGCGACCTGAAACACGTGCGCCGGCGTATGGATTTCGACCGCCTGACCACCGTCAGTCGACGTGATCACCGGCTTGGCCTTGATGATCAGTTCCTTTTCGATCATCCTGCAATCACTCAATTCGCGATCGATCGATTTAATCGTCGCGGCATGCTCGTCGAATGCCGTTTGTTCCGCATCATCCTTGCTGCGGTTTTCTTCGGTGACTTTGTTCTGGATGGTTTCAATTGCCGCCATCTCGGCGGCGCGTTTTTCTTCGAGCCCTTTCATGCGCTCGGCGTTGGTCATACTAGGCATGGATCGCTCCAATTTGAGAGAACGGGATGCCAGACGCGGCAGGGGTTTTTCGATATGACCAGACGCGGTCGGTGGTGTCGGCGCTGCCTCATGGCCTGACGCGGCCAGCAACTGCTGATCGAGAGATCGAATAGTGTGGATGGAGGCTTCTTGATTTGCTGCCACGGTGACGCAGCTTAGTTCGAGCCAAAGCCATTCATCGTATTGAAAGCCGCCTTTGATGGCTTTGATCTTGTCGGCGACAGGCTGGAAGCCGATCGAGATGCCGCGCACCAGACCATGCTTGACGCTCTGCCAAGCCTCATCAAGTCTATCTTTAAGTTTGCCCGGCTCGGTCACCTTGGGAATGATGGCGCGGAACGGAATTCCATCCTCGCGCGGCTCGGCCCAGATCACGCGACCGATCGGTGATTTGCTGTCATGCTGCCATAGCAGTGGCATCGGCAGCGAGAATTTCGCTCCCATTGAGACCACCACATCGCCAACGCGATCTGCCGTTGGAGTCGAGGCAATGCCCTCGATGATGCGCTGATCGTTATCGATGCTCTTGATGTCGAGGGTCGAATAGGCGCGGTTCATGTCAGTCATGGAAAAATTTCCTTATGCGACCATGAACATCTGGTAGCTCGGCGGTTTTTCCTGCTCGACGCCTTCTGCCATCGCAGTCGCCATCGCCAGCGCCACCATGCCGTCGATACGGCCATGCGAACGCAGTTTGTCGAGTTTACGAATCTCCGCCGTGGGACCCTGATGCACCACTGCGTTGCCGGCGCACATTTTCAACACCGGATGATTGCCGTGGACGATTTTCTTTTCCAGAATGAACCGCTCCAAAGCGTGTAAGGCTGGCGTCATGCTTTGATAGCCCTGTCCGAACTCGAAAAAGATCCTAGTGACAGCGTCTTCATGCAAACCCGCATCGATCAGTTGCGGTTTGAAGAAACGAAAACCCCAACGATCGAAAGCGATCTTTTGCACGTTCAACGGCGTGATGATCTGCTTGATCCGGTTCGCCACCCATGCCCAGTCAACCGAATTGCCCGGTGTCGTTTCCAAATAACCCTCACGTGACCATACGTCGTATGGTGCATGATCGGATCGCGATCGTTCGATAATGCCGTCGCTAGGCAACCAGAAATATGGCTTGACGTGCCATTTATCGTTGATCTTTCCCATCAACACCAATGCGGTAAGATCACTCACGGCCGATAGATCAAGTCCGCCAAACACCGCTGCATCACCGAAATCATCCACCACCGCGTCACCGCAACTCATCCACGTTGATTCGCGAATAAACGGATTGGCGGTTTCAACGCGTTGATTCAATACCAGATTGCGAAAGCCCGCTTCCGCGCTCGGCATGCGCTTGGCTTTCTGCGCCATTGTCATGACTTCCTTCTTGTTGAGGAAGTCACCGAGTGCCGGATTGGCCTTGCGAATGGTAGCGATCGAGAACGGATCGTCGTCTTTCGGCGCGGTATAGAGCGAAATCACTGTGCGCGGATCGTGCCGCGCCAAGGCATCGTCAATCAAAATCGACATCAAATCGGCGTCGTTCGGCGCCTGCGTCGAAATGATCACGCTCAGCGGTTCTGCCTGCGCACCAGTCGCGGTTTCCAATGCGTCGTATAATTCCGATTTCGGTCCGCGCACTTGTCCCAACTCGTCATGCACGATGAACACCGGCGACAGGCCATACGAAGTTTTGACTTCCGCCGATAATGCGCGATAGACCGAATTCAATTCCGCGTTGAACAATTCCTTTTTGGCTTCGCGGATCACCACCACTTCACGCAAATCCGGCGACATGCGCACGATCTTGGCCGCCAGGGCAAAAATAAGCGCCGCCTGTTCGCGGCTTTGCGCGGCGGAAAACAATTGGCAGTGATATTTCGCTTCCGGGCCACACAAATGCGCCAACAGCAGAAACGCCGCCATAGTCGATTTGGCATTCTTGCGCCCGAAGCTGATGATCGCCAGTCGCGTACCAGCCGGGTTGTCATAGATTTTTTTGATTTCGGCCTTCTGCCATGCGCGCAATTTGACCGGCTGGCCGACAAATTGGCCTTCCGGGATGCGGCATAACAGTTCAATCCATTTGATGACCCGCGTGCCGCGCGTGCCAGTAAGTTTTAGATTTCCCAAGGTTTCTGACCCTTGAGTGTATTACGCGATGCCGTCGCTGCCGCCATCGGCGTATAGCGCGATTGGTTGGTCAGGCGCAATTTGGTCGCCAATGACGCCGCGCCACGCGTATGCATGTCCAAGGTTTTCGACAAGTCGCGGAACAGTTTACGACCCTTTTCCGATTTCAAGCCGTCTGGTGGAAATTCGGCCATTTGACCGGATATGCGTTCGACCCATTCGCGATGGAAGCAATAATCACGCAGTAATTGCTTGGTTGCAGCGGTGGAGAAATGCGTTATCGGTTCGTCGTTGGCAACTACGGTCCACAATTCGCGCTGACGCGGCGTCAAATCATCCGGCGGCTCAGGCCGCGTGCCGGCAAAATCGCCTTCGATGACGTTGAAGCGATCAGATTTGCGTCCGCGTTGTTTCACAAGAAACCGTCACTTTCGTTTGTTGATTTCGAGCCATGGATTAGGAAGTTCAAGCGGTTTATTGGTGTTTTCGTGCAAAGCTACCGACGCTAGAATGGATTTTTGTTGAATTTGCCGTGCCAATTGCATGCGTTTGCGTGTTCGCCAAGCTTTTAAACTGGTGGCACGACGACGCGCAATCGAATGTTGTTTGTTTCCGGCCATTTCTTGCATTCCAGTCAGATTTTGTTAGCAAAAACCAAAACTGCAAATTGTTATGATTTAGTCTTTGTCTGG